GATATCATACTTCATATAATGACTATTAAAAATGCTGTAGTCACTAACGGATTAGCAGGTGCTAACAACGGCAACTATATCATCAATGCCAAAGAAGCCATTGTCAAAAGCATGAGCCTGTCAGTACAGAGCACAGACCCTGTGGAAGTTTACTTATACTTTGAACCAAGTAGTTTTTCAGGAACACACGAATACTATGCTATTACTCGTTGCAACGAAGTTCGTAGTACAGTCACAGGAACATTTGATAACACTATAGATACTCCTATATATACAGGCTTTTGTGGTATTAACGGAACTATTAACATTGACCTAAGTGCTTATCGTATCACAGTTCCGCCAGGTAGTTGGTTAAGTATTGCTGTTAAAAGCACAAACAGTATTAGTCCTTGTATTGCAGGATTAGTATGGAGCGAGGATTAATTATGAGCGAAAACAACGACACGACTTATCAAAGATTAAAACCTAAATGTCAGTGCTGGTGCACCGCACATTGCGGATTCAGTTGTATGACTGACGGCTGCGATTGCAACGAATGTGGTTGTTCGGATTGTTTAGATAAAAATGTCCAACGTAGCTCTAACTGATAACAAATTTGACGCCAACGGTTATTGGGATAAACCTGTAGAAAAGATAGTTTATATCCCAACAGTAGAGGATGTTGCATTATTTGATCAGAACGGTTATGACCTAACTGATCTCGAAAAGCACTATGCCTACAGTAATTGGACCAAACCAAAGAAGCATAGGGAACATCGCACAGCACTTAAACAGCCGTGGTTTACTCAGGAACATACAATAGAAGGCAGTGTATTAAATCACAGTCTATTATTCGAACGTAAAGGTTACGCAGGAGCCGCCTTAGAAGAACTACAGTACTGGGCAAAAAGTTTACCCTTAATACATAAAGTTATAGCTCTAAGACCCAAATGGGGATTAGATTTTAGCATGGACTATGTAGATCAACAGGGCAACGCACTTGAAGTCCTACACTGGGAATGGGATAGTTTTGACTATGCGGAAATTGAATCTGTACGTGAAACTATAGAACCTGTGTTGTTGGCTATAGATTGGGAAGATGCTGGTAAGCAGATACTAGCACATAAAAATTCTTGGCATCACTTGGATTTCTTTGCACAGAGTCGCTGGAAATGCGAATATTTCGGCATTCCTGAAGAAAGATTTAAAATGGTTGCGTGGAACTAAATAATTGTATGAGAGCCGCAGAATTCCTAAGATCACTAGCAGATATAATTGATGCACTAGACGATAACTCTAGTGATAAACAAAGCCACGATGCCGAAGAAAAAGACCCAGATCCTGTAATGGTTCCGCCATTACAACAGCATTTAGAGCTGGACAAAGCAGAACAGGGCAAAGACAGTCCTGTTATTCAAAAACTTACACGTAGCGAACACTGATACGTTTTACGGTAAATACATTAAACGTGAGATAGTTTAATGTCATTTACACAAGATTTCCGAACCCAACGAAGAAACTACGAAGACGGCGACACCCGTATAGGTGAAAAAGACCGTCTTTGGTACGATGGAATAACCAATACAATACGCATCTCTGACGGTGAAACTCCGGGCGGTTTAGCCGTAGGCGGAGCGGGCGGCAGTAGTTATGTGCTACCTACAGCAACTACCACAGTTAAAGGTGGTATTAAGATTGATGGCACAACTATTGCTATCGATAACAGCGTTATCAGTGTAGGCACAGTTCCCTACTCTAGTATATCAGGTGCCCCTACAGTTCCAACAAATGTTAGCCAACTTACAAACGACACAGGATTTATCACAGGTGTAAGTTGGGACGCAGTCACAGGCAAGCCTTCACTATTCAGTGGTGCTTACGCCGACTTAACTGGCAAGCCTACAAATGTTAGCTCATTTACTAACGACAGCGGATACCTAACATCCAGTTCATTATCAAGTTATGCTACACAAAGTTATGTAACCAGTCGCGGCTATATTACATCAGCAAGCATACCTACAGCAGTTAGCCAACTGTCAAACGACAGCAACTTTCTAGTTCAAAGTAATTTTGATCTAAACACTATCAATCTTGATGCTAATGGCAAGTTACACACTACAGGTATCCTCCCTGGCGATGCTGATGGATTCACAGCAGTATTCGCAGGACGTGCGGCAGGTGTGGCAGCACTACCAAATACAGTTATCCAAAGTCAAGCACAGGTCAACGACTACGCACAGAATAACTTCCAAAATACCAGCGACGGTGCTCACTCAAGTACAGAATGGGTAGCAACAAGTCCTAATGGCAGTGACACAGACTACTACATTGACATGGGTATCAACGGTGCGAGCTGGGATGGTACAGCAGAGAATAGCCTATATGACAACGTGGGACAACGTGATGGTTGGTTGTATGTTCAAGGTGGCAATGCTGGCGGAGGTAATCTAGTATTAGGTACAAGTATTGCTAATACCTACACAAAGATTGTAGCAGGCAATGTAGCCACAGGCGATAGAGAAGTCATTCGATTTAGTAGTACAGAAGTTAAACTGAGCAAACAGTTAACATTCAACGACAACACTACACAGACAACAGCGTGGTTAGGAACATACAGTTGGAATGATTTAACCGATGCTCCAACTATTCCATTAGATACCGGCGACTTAACTAACAACGCAGGATTTATTACCAGTGCCGCATTATCTGGCTATGCTACTTTAACTGGCGAAGAAACACTAACCAATAAAACATTTACCAGTCCAACAATTAACAATCCAACCTTCAACGGTACATTTGCTTTTGAAAGTAATAACACTAACCAACCGGCTATGACATTGACAGCCAGTGTCTTACAGGATGGTGTTGGTATTCTTCGTGTTATTGGTAGCGAACCAGATATTAACTTTAATCAAGTTTCGGCTAGTCCAGGATTTAATACATTTACATTTGAATGGAACGGAGATCCTAAACTGGCAATGGGTCGCAGAAACGATCACAGTTTCTATATTACTCGCAACGATGGTGCTTGGCACGACAACGCATTTGTCTTAGACTATGCTACTGGTGTACTGTCAGTAGAGTCTGGTATCTCTGTTCCAAGCATAAACTTTGCTGACGAAACTACACAGACAACTGCTTGGACTGGCTCTGTTGATTGGGCCAACGTAACTAATCAACCAACACTGACTACATCCTTGTCAGCACTGACAGATGTTAACGTCACAGGTGCTATCACAGGACAAGTATTAACCTATGACTCTGTTACACATAGTTGGATACCAGGCGGATCGGGTGGAGGTGCTACAGGTGCTCTAGGCTACTACGGTAGTTTCTATGATGTCACAGCACAACAGTCTAACGCAGGTGCTACCAGTGCTAACCTAGTATTAATTGGCGGAACTTATGAAGCCAACGGTATTACAATACAGAACGGATCTAAGATCACGTTCAGTTATGCTGGCACATATTCTATCGTATTCAGTTTACAGTTTGTCAATGACAATGCCGCAGAACAGGATGTCAGTGTTTGGTTAAAGACTACAGTCAATGGTGTTACTTCAAACGTAGATGACAGTACAGTGGTTTATACTATCGATGCTGATACAGGATCATTGGGCAAGTTGGTTGCTATCAATCCGTTCATTCTAACTGTTGAAGCAGGAGAACAGATACAGATATATTGGCAGAGTCCTAGCACTGATGTTTACCTTAAGACCATTGCCGCACAAACAAGTCCTTCAGTGCCACGAGCCCCGGCAGTTATTCTAACAGTTGAACAAACATCTAGTATCGTAGTTCCAGACAGTATTGCTGGCAATGCTGCCACCGTGACTAATGGTGTTTACACTACAGGAAGTTACGCTAATCCAAGTTGGATTACCAGTTTAGCAGGTAGTAAGGTTACTAATGCTGTTCTAACCACAGACACTGGTACTGTTACTAATACTATGTTGGCCGGCAGTATTGCCAATAACAAGTTAGCCAACAGCACAATCACAGTTAATGGAACAAGTATAAGTTTAGGTAGCAGTGGCACAGTCAACACAGCCAACGCACTAACTATCGGTAGAGGCTTAACAGGCACAGCCAGCACCTTCAATGGTAGTGCCGCAGTCACAGTTAGTTTGGATACAAGTACTACTACCGTTGTGGCAACAGCAGGTGCTACTACAACATTAGATGCCGCAACTATAACTAGATATTACAATGTTACAGGATCAATAAGCGGTACACACATATTCAAACTGCCAGACTTGACTACGCTAACTGCTGGGCAACAGATTACATTCTTTACTTCGGCAGCAACTATAACTTATCAGTTGAGTACCGGCACACAAATAGTTTCTAATACTATAGCGACAGCAAGACAAACTACATTCACCGTAGTCAGCACAGCATCTAACGCAACTGCTAACTTGTCTTATACACAGTTAGTGAGTGGATTGGTTGGAACAGGTACATCATTAGTTACTAACTCAAGTCCAAGTATTAGTACTGCTTACATTACTAACCTTGACAGCACAACCAGTACCAATGCTTATGCCTCAACACCTTCTTTAACATTGGGTCCTAGTAGTAGTGTTTTTAATCACACACTAAACATTCTTACCGCGGCAACGGGTGCTACCTATGTTAAGAATTTAAACATTGGCACAAACTTAGCAGGCGGTACAAGTACTATTAACATTGGTACGGGTGTTACAAGTGGTACTGCTACACTTAACTTAGGTAGTGCTACAACTACAACAACTATGAACGGTGCTGTGACTATCACAAGTCTAACAGCAACTAACAGCATTGTAGGTAGCATTACAGGCAATGCCGCAACAGCAACTAAACTAGGCACAGCAAGAACAATTAACAATGTGAGCTTTGACGGCTCTGCTGGCATTACTGTTACAGCCAGTACAACTAACGCACTAACTATTGGCAGTGGATTGAGTGGTACAAGTTTTGATGGTAGTACCGCAGTTACTATCGCTGTAGACTCAACCGTAGCCCTACGAGCAGACACGCACTACATTGGTACAACCAGCATAGCACTAAACAGAACAAGTGCTAGCCAAACTTTAACAGGTGTAAGCATTGATGGCAATGCCGGTACAGTAACTGATGGAGTCTACACTACAGGAACATACAGTAACCCTGCGTGGATAACAAGCCTAGCCTACAGCAAACTAACTGGTACACCTACATTGTTTAGTGGCAGTTACACAGACTTAACAAACAAGCCAACTATCTACTCTAGTGCTTATATTGGCACAACCAGTTTAGACTTTACAAGACTAAGTGCTAGCCAAACACTAACTGGTGTAAGCATTGATGGTAATGCGGCAACAGTTACCAACGGATTATACTCAACAGGATCGTATGCTAACCCTGCCTGGATAACAAGTCTTGCCTACAGTAAGTTAACTGGTGCTCCTACAGTTCCAACTAACGTTAGCCAACTGACTAACGACAGTGGCTATGCTACTCTAACTGGTGCTGAAACATTAACCAACAAGACATTAACACTACCAACGATAGGTGGTACTGGCGCTACGTTCAACGGCAGCTCAAGTGGTACTACAGTAGTAAAAGCATCAGCAGCCGCAGGTACTACAACTATTACTTTACCAGCAACTACAGGCACAGTAGTTACTACAGGTGATACTGGTACTGTTACAAATACAATGTTAGCAGGATCAATCGCCAATGCTAAACTAGCCAACAGCACTATATCTGGTGTAAGTCTGGGCAGTAACTTAAATGCCTTAACTATTGGCACAGGATTAAGCGGCACAACTTATAACGGTAGTTCAGCAGTTACTATCGCTATTGATTCAACAGTAGCAACCCTAACTGGTAGCCAAACACTAACCAACAAAACTATTGCTCTAGGTTCTAATACAGTCAGCGGAACCACTGCTCAGTTTAACTCAGCACTGACTGATGGAGATTTTGCTACACTGGCGGGCAGTGAGACACTGACTAACAAAACGCTGACATTACCAACCATAGGTGGTACTGGTGCTACATTCAACGGATCAACAAGTGGCACTACTGTATTGAAAGCAAGTGCGGCTGCTGGTACAACTACTATCACAATGCCAGCAACAACTGGTACAGTGATAACAACTGGTGACACAGGTACAGTAACTAATACTATGTTGGCTGGATCAATAGCCAACAGCAAACTAGCCAACAGCGCAGTCACAGTTAACGGTACAAGTATTAGTCTAGGCTCTAGTGCTACTATTGAAGTCAACAGTATCAAAGCCAGTGGCTTTACTAGTTCGTTAGGCTTTGATGGCGCCGGCAGTTTAATCTTATCTAACACAAATACATTTAGACAAGCAACTGGTTTAACAATCCAAACAGGCGGCCCAGCACCATACTATGAATGGAAGTTTAACAACGATGGAACCACAACTCTGCCTAGTAATACTCTTGACAGCGGCACTAACAGTATTGGCGTAAAGAGCAGTGGTGATACATCTAGTTCTAATTTGTATTGGAAAGCCACTACTATTGGAGCAGGACTTCCTTTTGACAGTTATGTAACAACTGATACTTCAGGTGTTACTCTTTATGTGTCATCAGGAACAGCAAGTGTAAGGTCTATCAAGACTTGGGTATTTGACAAGGCTGGACAGATAACATTCCCAGATAGTACTGTACAAACAACAGCCTATACTGGTAATGCTACTACAGCAACTACTCTACAAACTGCTCGTAATATTAACGGTGTAAGTTTTAATGGTAGCGCAAACATTACCGTTACAGCAGCCGCAGATACTCTAACTGGCGTAACATTAAAATCTACTGTGGTAAACAGTAGTTTGACTAGTGTAGGAACATTAACTGGTTTAACATCTAGTGGTGCAGTTAGCATTACAGATACTACTAACAGCGCAAACACAACAACTGGAGCATTGAAAGTATCTGGTGGTGTAGGTGTTGCTGGTAACATATATCTTGGTGGCGGTATCAACTCAGTTGGCACTATCTATGCCGGCGGGTTCTCTACCAGTACCGGCGATGTTACAGCACAGAATTTATTAACCGGAAACACTAGTGCTAATATCTTTAACACAACAGCAACTACCGTTAACTTTGCAGGTGCCGCAACTACTCTAAACATTGGCAACAGCAGTGGCACTACAAACATTGCCAGTGCTGTTAAAGCGGGCACTGGTACATACACCAAAACACTGGGCACTGGTGATATTGCCCTAGACAACGGCACTACAGACACTCCGGGTGTGTTGATGTATTATGCCAACAATAATAACTGGGCTGTTGATAGTTACAACGGGTCATTCACTGTCCTAAGCGGACAACTGTTCCGTGTGACTAACAACCTAAATGAAAGTGGCGGCGCAGTAAAGATGGCTGTAGATACTACAGGTAACTTGGCCACTACTGGATTTATACAAGCAGGTGCTTGGAGAGCTGGACAAGTCATCAAAGATACTATGTTGAACAACAGCGAGTTTACTGTTAATAATACTACAGTGGCTACTAGCACCAGCGACACAGATCTTCTTACCTACAGTTATACACCGACCAGCAATTCAAGTTACTTGATCATACACGTTCACGTGGCAGACTATAGAGCGGCATCAGATAGTGGTGGTGCTGGTACAGACAGTTATTTTTCTCGTATCAAAGTAGATGGTTCTGAAATAGTCTACGCTCGTCAAATGACAAGAAGTAATGAAAGCGGTAGAACAGGTAATTTATTTCCGCTAACGGGTAGATATACAAATTCAAGTACCACAGCAAAGACTATTACCGTTGGTGTTCGTAGAGACTCAGCGGACGATAGCATAACCGTTACAAATTCATCAACAGCACTAACACTTCGTATTACAGAGATCGCTCGATAACTAAATAATAGCACTTAATTACTAAGGATTATTATGAAGAAGTTATTATTATTGTTAGCGTTTGTTTCAACCCAAGTGTTTGCCTGGGAACAACGTGCTCCACTACCAGTACAAGCCTGTCAAGTACACAGTCCTTACGGCTTTGCTCAAACACAACGACAAGTTGCTCCAATTTGCCGCGAAGCATATCTAGTAGCATACGATGCTCCTGTTAAGATTCCTGCTTATGTAGCATACACATTACTTCCACAAAATGCTTTAGGATGCTTTCCACGTACGAACGCATTCGTTGCGGATCAGTCAGTTCCTGGGGGTGCTACTCCTAATGACTACGCAGGCACAGGCTACGACAAAGGACATGCCGCTCCCGATGGTGACCTAAGTTGGTCACAGATCGTGGAGTATGAGAGTTTCCTAATGACCAATATGTATCCACAACACGGCAGTTTAAATCGTGGAATTTGGAAACTACTGGAAACTTCAGTACGTGGGTGGGCGGTACAGCAGAATCGTCCGTTTACAATATACGTTGGAGCATTTTATGGCGCTGGTGACGGTGTAATTGGCAATGGCGTTATTGTTCCACATGGCTACTACAAGATTGTTATTGATCAACAAACAGGTGCTATTGCTGGTTGGGCTTTCCCACACACTAAACCATATGTTAATCTTGGCAACGACTTGACCAAGTTCCGTGTACCAGTAGCACAAATACAACAACAAGCAGGCGTTACATTCAAGTATCCTGCTAACGCAAAAGAACTACAACCTGGACAAGAATGGCCTGTGGACTACGGTGCGTTAACTAATGCTAAACGTGCTAAGTGCGGCAAAGCAGATTAACTGTAAATTTGTCTATATTTGAGTAATGCTAGTTGGCGAGCTAAAAACAATCGCCAACGAACATTATCACTGATACCGTCTTCGTGTTCAATCTTGTTTAAATCCCTACGACGATAACTGGTGATAACATCATCAATTTCTAGGAAATCTCCGTCCCAATCAGAGACAAAGATTTTATGTGGATGTCCAACAAATATCTTAGGTTTTTGGATTTTCGGTAGATTTACACGGACCTGTGCGCTTCGTATCACAGTCGGGTGTTGGGCAACGGAGACTGAATGGGTCGGGTTTTTCAAGCTCGTATTTGCCAGGCTTAATGTCAAACTTGTTGTCAACGCAATGAATACTACTAAGCGTTTCATAATTGGTCCTCATCAACATAGTAATCCACCTTTTTAAGTGCTATAATATAATAACGCCTAACCCAACAGAGAAGTTTACATAAATAAGACTATGAGAGCCAAAGAATTCTTATCCAAACTTTTTGAATCAAAATCCAACGTTTACGTAATTGGAGACAGTATTGCCAATGGCATTGCTGGCGCCGGTGGCGTTAGCAAAGAATACACTAATCCTGGAAAAAACACTACATTTGTTCTACAAAATCTTGTAACGCCCTTTGTTAAAAGTGGCAAAGCAAAAGGTGCTATTGTTATTTTAAGTAGTGGAGCCGCTAACAGTGGTAAAGTAGAAACAGAAGACGGAACACAGATTCAATCGGAAAACTTTGGTCCAATTAGTCAACAGATTAAAGCGTTAAAAGATGCAGGAGCATCGGTAGCACTAGTTGGTGTTGCTGATGGCAAAACACCTTTGCAAAAGCCTACAAAGTTTACTAATGGTAAACAATGGACTGTAGATTACACAGGCGCAAATCAAAAACTATCCGGCATTGCCGCAGGCGCAGGAGCAAAGTTTTTAGGTTCACTAAACACCTTTGATCCAAACATAGCCAAGGGCGATGGCATACACCCGTTTAACGGATACAGTAAACTATTTCAAGCAGGTTCTTCTATTGCCGCACCTGCTAGTAAAGATACAGCAGACAATAAAGAAAAAGATGCTACGGCAGTTCCATTTAGTGTAGAAGTTCCAGACGGCAAACGTGGCCCATTAATTGCAGATGCACAAAAGGCATTAGAAGCATTGGGCGTACCTTTACCTAAATATGGTGTTGATGGGATTCAAGGTAAAGAAACAACAGGTGCTATCAAAACCTTCCAAGAGAAGAATGGCTTAGAAGCAACAGGAATTGTTAATCAGCAAACTGCGGATAAAATGAACGCCATGCTCAAAGCCAAGCCTGAAGTATTGGCTACTTTAACAAAGAGTACTAACAAGGATGTTAAGTCATTAGACTATAGCAGAGGTGCTGAAGAAGTTGCAGCCTTAACTAGCACCGAGAGTACGCAAAAGGCAAGAGCAACAGCAGAAAAGTATCTAGGACGTCCAATGGACGACAAAGAATGGAATTACTTGTTACGTGCTACAACTGCTGAAGCAAGCAATAACAGTAAAGAACAAGCCTATGTTATGGGCGTTATCCTAAACAGAACACGCACAGGTAATTGGGGCGACAATGTTATCAGTGTGTTAAGAGCTCCAAATCAGTTCCAAGCAGTTACTGGTACAAGATTTGATCCGGGCCCAAGTGCTAACTTTACACGTGGCCCAACTGATAGACAATTGGCTAACATTGTAGATGGCGCAATTAATATTCTTCCGCAAGTTCCAACAAATCTCAAATACTTTACAGCGGCTTCTAGTGCGGCCTACGGTGCAGGCACTAACATTGGATTTAGAGATAAGATGATAGCCGCTGGCGGCGAAAAGATAGGCGGCACAATATTTGCCGCTCAAGTATAAAAAAGGACTCCGAAGAGTCCTTTTTTATTTTCTATAATTTCCCTATGGGATTAATATAATAATTATTATTTCTTTGCGCCAGTATTAACAAAAGCGTACATCTTTTCAGCGGCTTCTAAAACTTTCTCAAGTCCTGGAAACTCTGGCATATCTACTTTGCTAACAATCTGACCTGTCTTCTCATCACGAGTAGCAGTCATTTCCCAACCTTGAAACTTCACATGGAAGTCTTGGCTAACTAAGTCTTTAGCCATTGCTAGTATGTCAGTACGAATTTCATAACCGTTTTTGTTGAATTTTACTTCTGGTAGTTTTGGTGTTAAATCACTCATAATTTTCTCCTGTGTGTGTTAATTAATGATTACTTAGTGTAAACAGCGGCTGATGCGTTCTTAACGAATGCTTCTGCGATTGCTAGAGTAGTTTTAACTTGACCCTTGGCAAACTCAGTCTGTGCATCAACTAGTTTGATAAGTTCTTTTTTGAATGAATCGTTAGTGATAAATGTATTAACGATTTGCTTTTTAGCGTTTTGAACGCCGTCGATGTAAAAGTCTGGTGTAAACATAATTTTCTCCTTGTGTGTGTATGTTACGATTAACTAGCACCTTGCTAGTAATCTATAGTATATATGCCTTCTGTTAAAAAAGCAACGGAAATCTGAATATTTGAGCAAATTTCCTTTGTGTTTTGCCTAGATGGTCTATCTTAGCAAAATTGTCTTCCATGTACTCTTTCCATAGACTAACTGGAGTAGGGTTTGGAATTTCTATTTCACCGTGGCTGTCACTGTATTCTGTTTTAACAAGAACATTGTGTTTTCTAGCCAGGCTTTTAATTTTGTCATTGATACCTAAACAGACCATACAGCCGTGTTTGATATTACGATTTTGACAGTATTCAATAGCACGAGCCATTAGAGCATCGCCCATACCTTGACCTTGACATTCTTTAAAAACACTAAAGGCTAGTTCTGCTGGATCGTCTTCTAGACTGATATGTGCTACAGCAACAACTTCTAAGTTATCGTTTTCAATAGCAAATATTTTATGCTTATCCGAATTTAATTCCCAACGATTAACTAATTCATTAATTGTTATATTTGGAATATGAAATCCAAATCGTAGATATCTAGTTTCGTCGTCGAGACTTAACAAGTGAGTTCTATATCTATAGAACTCGTGAGTCGGCAGTTTATAGATAGTGTAAGACATTATTAATCTCTGTAGATTGATTGTGCGGCTTTGTAATCACCCATTCTTGCGAAGTGTGCGGCTACTCGCGCTTTTTGAAACGACTTTAAAAAGTCAGCAATAAATTTGAACATTTTGTATTCTCCGTGTATGTGTGTAGTAACTCATGGTTTCTACTGATATATTTATACAATATAACGCAGTGCCACATACTTCCGTTGACTCTTGCAATTCCAAAATCTTTAATGTATAATAGGTAAATACATAACAGGAAACAGGGCTTATGAAAAAACGTACACGTTCGATTTTAGAAGAACTTAGTAGTTTAGGCAATAGTAGAAATACAGAACTTCTAATAGAAAATAGAGGTCAAAATATCATTGACAGCGCAGTTAATCTACTAAGTTTAGTGCGCCAGCAGTTCAATGAGGAAGAAAGTGCAGAACTAGAACGCCGTTTCCTTAATGCTATACGCACAGGTGACCCACGCAAATTCCGCCGTGGAGTACAGAAAATTCAAGAACAGCGCAGAGCCGCTAAAAATAATCCTGAAAACTAACCGATAGACACCGGTTTTTCTCCTTTTGGCTAAATAAAATTACAAAAGTCCTATAGAGTAATAGGCATATGACACGAGGAGAAAAATTATGTCAGCAACAACACGTTATAATGGTAGCACAAAATTTGTGCAAGGTACTGTATACTCAGTATATCAATTAAAAGCATTCGTTATCGATGCTGGTGCAACACTAGCAGATCAAGATGGCGACGGCGCAGGTGAAGTAGATCAAGCTCTTGAAGCAGTAGTTCGTGAAGTACAACCTTTAATGTACTATTCAGCAACAGACAAGATCCATGTTATCGTTGATGGTCACGCTGTAGATGCAACAACACTACAAGCACGTATCCAAGCAATGGGTACTGTTAACGGTTACGACCTAAGCGGTGCAACTGTTACTTTAGCATCTAGTTTAACAATCGCTTAATAGCAAATAACCCAGGGATGGGAAGGAAGGGCCCTAGTTTATCTAGGGCTTTTTTTTGACTGGAAAATACATTAAATAATTGTTCATAGAGGCACAATTAAAATGAACGACTTCAACAACTTCAGAATAAAAACACTTAAACAAATTAAAATATGGGCATGGTTAGCGGCAGTACTACCCTTGGTATCTCTTGCAGGCATTTTCTTTATATGGGTATTTGGCGACAACACTCTCTTTGCCAGGGCTATGGTATTTGGTGAGACTAGTATGTTTGCCATAGCAGTGATATGGTGGTGGTGGGCAATATATGTTATCAACAAACTAGTACACCAGTGGGATAAAACTAGAGACAATGTTGGTGAAGTCTTGGTGGAACTTCGAGACATCAAAGACTTTGTCAAAGGTCGCAAATCGGTCAATACCGATAAATAAATATAACAAAGGCACACAACTAGGCATGTATTTTTATTTTGGAGATAAAACATGGCTACAGCGCCTACAACAGAATTAGAAAAAACTAGTTTAGAAGCACACGTTGACCTTTGTGCTTTACGCTATGGACAACTTGAAGGTCGTTTAACTGCACTTGAAGAAAAAGTAGAGTCAGTGCATAACGATATCATCGAAGGTCAAAAGAGTTTAACCAAAGTTATTATTGGCACAGCCGGCACTATCATTGCAGGCGTTATTTCGTTAGTAGTAGCAATCTTATTAAAGATGGGTTGAACCAACAGGATACATTAAAGCTCTAGTTTAACTAGGGCTTTTTTTGTGGCTGTTAAATACTCACATGAAAGAGTTTACCATACAGACGTTAGTAGATATTACTGAGACTGGACAGCGAAGAAAAGAGCCGGGCAAGGAAATAGACTATTTCCAAAATCAAAACTTTACAATGTTGATTCAAACCATAGGTATGCGTGTAAACCCGCACTACATCAACAGTCCCAAACTTAGGGAAGATGATGTCAAGGACTATGGATTTGGATCTGCCTACAAAGGCCAGCACAATATCTGGACATTTAAGTTTAGCATAGAGTATGCTGACGGATACAAAGATGCAGAAGGAAACAATGCAGGTCTGTTAATTGAAGATTTAAACTTCATTCCAATGATTGTAGACTTGAACGAAACAGCAGACTTGGAACGTGCTCTGCTGGATACTAAATCTCCACAGCACAAGAACACAGTAATTTTTGCGTCGGACGACGAATAAATATAGTATGAACGTCACAGAATTAACTGGTATTCCTAGTCCCGACTTTAGCATTAGTAATGCTGTGGTCTTCCACGACATACTGAACCCTAAATTGTTCACTGAGTCGGGTATGATGCACGGGGAAGTACGCAGAGCGTTGATTGATATTGCTCGCCACTTTAAAGATTTCATAGGAGTTGAGTTAGACGTTAAAGATATCACAGTCAGCGGCAGTAACGCGGCATTCAGTTATACTCCACAGAGTGACTTGGATCTGCACATTGTTGTTGCTGTACCAGACAAGCCAGAATTCCGCGAACTGCTGGATGCCAAGAAAAATGTATATAATGCTAGACATGACATCAAAGTGCGAGGTATAGACGTAGAGCTATATGCCCAGGACGTAAACCAAGAGCACCACAGTTTGGGAATTTACAGCGTGTTAAGGAGTCGTTGGATTGAAAAACCCACACGACAAGATGTAGATATTAACACACAGGATGTTAAGGATAAGTACAAGAACTACAGAGATAGAATTATTGTAGTGTTAGGCGACAATGACATTGCCCTAGCAGAAGATATGTGGAAAGACATAAAACGTATGCGACAGGCAGGTCTAGCCCGTGATGGAGAATTTGGCACAGAGAATTTAGTATTCAAAATGCTACGCAGTCAGGGATGGATCGAAAAACTCAATGATCATATTAACACACTACAAGATCAAGAATTAAGTATAGAGCAGAGACAACTATGAAAATATCAGACTTATTAGAAGCAGTACCCCCAGCACCAGGTGCCGCGCCCGCTCCAGGAGCCACAGCGCAAGGAGCCACACTGGATCCTAATAATCAAATGGTTGCTCAGGATCCTGCCGCACAGCAAAAACAAATGCAGTTACAGATAGCACAGCATCAAAAAGAAGTGCAAGACAAGAAAAAAGAAATTACTGATCAAATCGCTGATTTAACAAAACAGATAACTGACCTTAAAAAGCAGATGGCTGAATTAAAATGAAAATTAACGAATTTGTAAGAAAAATAGATGTATGGACCAGCAAGGAGGAACAAGAACTTCTTGAAACTATCACTGAGCCCAGCATCTTAGCAGGATTTAATGAAAGAGAGCAATCCATAATCGAAAGTCTTATACGTAAGAGTCTGTTAATTAAAGTACAAGGTAAACATTCTTCTTACGTATATCCAAATGTTTGATATTAAACAAGCCGCCGCAGATTTAGATTCCATGCTCTATGACATAGTTGTCAAGCAGGGCATCTTTGTAGCAGTAAACAAACGTCAGATACGATACAAGAAGTATATCATTGTAAAAGGTACAGACGATAATTGGAACGTAATTTTAGCAGACAAACGCAAAATTCACGTGGCCACAGTATTTTTAAAAGTAAGTGCTTTTGCTATATGCAAAATGCACGAAAAAGGCAAAAAACACAGCATCGATGATATTAAAAACAACGATGAGATTTTTAGAAAGAACTATATAGATTCACAGTTTTACAGAAAAACAGCCCAGAACGCAAAGGACCCTGTGACTAGGGAAAGTGCTTACTGGAGATTTGAGTTAGTCAAGGATTATGCTAAGACAGCCAAGGCTCGAATCGACAACCTGTTCTACTCGTCGATTGTATAAATAATAAAACAACTTCACAGGAAGATTTTAACCATGCGTATTACAGAACTTAACAAACCATTAACTGCCAAGGCGTTAAACGAAAGCGTAGCCCAGCAATTTGGACAGAAAATTGATTTAGAGAGTTTCACTCTTGAACAGTTAGAAGATGCACGTAACAAGTTACGTACAAAGATTAGTCAGTTTGAAGCCAGCGAGAGCTACAATGCTGTCTACGAAGACGAAACATATTCTAAGAACAAACTGTTCCTAGATGTGTTAAATCGTGCTATCGAAGAGCGTAGCAACGAAATGACTACTGACAGCGGCTATACTGAAATGGAAAGCATGGTATTAGAAAAAGTAGAGCAAGGTGTTATCGCATTTGAAGATCTTCCAGAAGAATTACAGAATAAAGTTAATAAGAACAAAGCCGTAGTACAAGTAGAATCTGTACTACGTGAAGGCGAAGAAGAAAAGGCCGAGTTAATCATGGCCGCTCGTGACATGGTTGACCGCGTTACAGGCTGGATGGAAGACACAGCAAATATGCAGGCCGAATCAATGTTAGAATTAATTGACTCTATAAGAGACGAAATGGGCAGTGATACATCAATGGAGTTCGAGGGAGTTGTTAAACCAGCCCTTGCAACTATCTACACAGCATTAGAAAGTTCACGTCAGCAACTAACACAAGCAGTTGCTATCTTAACAGGCGAAGGTGAAGGAGCCGCTCCAACAATGGGCGCAGAGCCAGCACCAGAAGCAGGCGCAGAAGAACCAGAAGCAGGTGCTGAATCAGGCACAGTAGTTGGCGGTGAAGAAGAAGCAGGAGCGGCTGCTCCAGCGGCAGGTGGCGAAGAGCCCGCAGGTCGTGCTACTCGTGAATCAATCGAGTTTAGCCGTAAACTAGCAAGTTTACTAGCACCAAAAAAAAAGTAATTGAGGCAACCGATCCAAACCTAATCCTAATTCTTAGGAGTTTGATCGGTAAAGCCGATAGCAAAAACATTCCAGGCAATTTTAGATGGGACGAAATTAATCGTTTCATGACAAACATTGGCCAAGAAGAATTCGACTACGACACATTTAAATTAACCTTCGATGCAGATCCTAATCTACAAAAATTAGTAGCACGATTTGATCAAAACGGCATTGAACTAAAGACTAAAAATCAAACACCACCACAAGGTCCAGTAGACGGCGACACAGGCAGTGACGCTGTTGCACAAATGGCAAAACACGCAACAAATACAGCAATGGCCTCTTGACAGGCTGTAAACATAATGTTATAATTGCGTCATGACTACGACATTATTACAGCCAAAATATACCTACACTAAACTTAATAGAGATGAATCCACTGGCAAGCGTTTATATGCTTGCCCAGATGGGTTTAAAGTTCCCAGTGTAACAACAATCCTAGATAAAACTAAACCAGCAGAAGCCCGTGAAGCACTGGCTAATTGGAAAAAGGCTGTTGGCGAACAAAAAGCACAACAGATTACCACCGAAGCCGCCAGTCGCGGAACTAGGATGCACACATACCTAGAAAACTACATTAAAGGTGAGCCACTAAAAGAAAGTGTGAGTAACCCTTATGCACAACAAAGCCTGGACATGGCTAAGATTGTTATTGCACAAGGATTCCCTAAAATTAAGGAAGTATGGGGCAGTGAAGTTCCTTTGTATTTCCCAGAATTATATGCAGGAACCACAGACTGTGTAGGCATACACGAAGGCGACGAAAGTATCCTAGACTTTAAGCAGACTAACAAACCCAAGAAACTTGAGTGGATCGAGGATTACTTTTTACAGTTAACAGCCTACGCTCTAGCACACAACGAAATACACGGCACTAATATACGCAAGGGTGTTATTTTAATGTGTAGCAAAGACTACGAATATCAAGAGTTTATATTAGAACCTTCAGATTTTGACTACTGGACAAATCGCTGGTGTGACAGGGTGGCACAATATTATAGACTACCCTAAACACATAAATACAGTCATAACGGAGTGTAGATTATGGCTGTAGTGCAAATATCAAAAATTCAGCATCGAAGAGGACGTAAAAATTCAGGTACTAGTTTACCGCAGTTAGCCAGCGGAGAAATTGGTTGGGCAATTGACACGCAAGAATTGTTCATAGGTAATGGTAGTGTTAGTGAAGGTGCTCCGTATGTGGGCAACACTAAAATTATTACAGAACACGACAACATTCTTGACCTAGCATTACAATATCAGTACAAGAGAAATGATGCCACAATCCAAACAGGTCCAAGCGCCGCGCAACCGATACAACGTACTGTTCAAGAACGTCTTGATGATGTAGTTTCTGTTAGAGCATTTGGTGCTGTGGGAAATGGTACTACAGACGATACATTAGCCATTCAACGTGCTATTGATCAATTATATCTAAACGATGCTACCAAAGGATCTACAGCCAGCAGAATTAAATTAGTGTTTGAAGCAGGTATCTATAAAATTACTTCTCCACTACGTATTCCTCCTTATGCAAACTTACAAGGTGCTGGCAAAGATAAAACAGTGATTCGCCAGACAGGTGCATTTGCAGTAGCATATACAGTTGGTAGCGACAGTACTCCAGGTGTCTATACAGACACATCTACTATGACCAGTTTAAATCAACCACAGTTAATAGGCATGTCCGACATGACCTTAGAAAATACTGTGGCAAATAAGCCTGGCTTAGAATTAATAGCCGCTAAAAATTCTACATTTAGTAATCTAAAGATTAAAGGTGTATGGGCATACCCAAGTACAGCCTTAAATGCAGACAGCGTTGGATTAAGATTAGTGGCAAAATCAGCCAGCGTATCTTGTACTGGTAATTTGTTTGACAATGTTGACATTACAAACTTTGCTTATGGTATCGACAGTACATACGACATCGAATCTAATCATTTTACCAACAGTACATTCTATGAACTACGTAGAGGAATTAGATTTGGCCACAACGTAGATTCATTAGCCAGTGGACGTCAGTATGGTCCGCACGAAAACAAAGTTACACATTCACGTTTTTCTAGAATTACAGAAACTGGATACGAAATTATTGCAGGTACAGGCAACGTATCTGAAAGCAATACCTATGTACAAGTTGGTAATGACGGCGGTACTGAAGAAACTGCAACCTATGAAGTAGTTAATTTTGTTTCAGGCGGTAACGTTTCTACTAACGATTACTTTGAAAGAAGTATCGAATTAACTTCTAATCCAACATACTTGAATTCTATTCCTTATATTCCAGAAGTAAAAGGCATAGTAAAATCGGAACACAAATACAACAACGAAATTTATATCGACTCGGGTGCAACTGGTAGTCCGTTTATTAAACTGCCTGCTAATACCAGCACTTCTCACATCATTCATTATTTCTATACAAGCCCTGCACAGGCCGTTACAAGACAAGGAACTATTTTTGTTAATGTAGATAGAGAAAATGATCTAGTACACCTTACAGACGACTGTAGTACCATTGGTAATTCTTCAAACATTGAAGACCTAAGTTTTTCAGCAACTTTAGAAAACGCAGGAACATTTACCAATGATCCAACTGTGTTTGTTAGATATACAAATACAGCAGTCTCTGAGGATGGTTATATTAACTATTGGTACGAAACAATTAGTTAATACATGGTTCTCAAACGATTCGAAGATCGCCTAGCCGCCTGGAGAGGTCTCAGAGACCAATTAACCTCTGACACTGATCCAATTCAAACAGCCATAGACTTTTGGAACACAATTCCAAAATCTGTGCGTAACATCGATCCTTATGACCAAACAACATGGCCAGATCCATGGGAGATGATTGAGGAGAATGTCTATTGCGAGTACACCGCAACACTGGCAATTGGATATACATTAATGCTAACTGAAAAATTTAAAGATTGGCATTATGAGATTCAAGTTGGCCTTGACAAAGAACAGTCCAAGTTATATTATATGTTAATTGCGGGCGACCGTGTAATAGGACTAGACCAAGAAAAAAGTGTGCATATTAAAGACATTCCAAAGAACATACATATAGAAAAAACTCATGTATTGTCCGAACAGTTTTGAACAGTACTAAATATCATACTTTGCAATCGAGGCGTAAATGACAAATATAACAGTAATAAAAAGAAACGGTAACAGAGAGAAATTAACGATTGAAAAGTGGCAGGCACAGGTAGCGAAAGTATGTGCTGGTATTGCAGACGTAAGTCAGTCGATGATTGAAATTAAAGCACAGCCTCATTTCTATGATGGCATTACTACTCAAGAAATCGATGAAATTACACTACGAGCGATTGTAGATTTAATTGACGTTGAACATAATCCAGATGTAGGTCATGTAAATTATCAATATGTAGCAGGCAAGCAACGCTTGAGTATGCTACGTAAGGATGTATATGGCGAATACGAGCCTCCTCGCCTCTACGAGATCGTAAAGAAAAATATTGAAGTCGGACTATACACACCAGAACTAATGAATTGGTATAGCGAAGATGATTGGAATAGAATGGATGATATGTTAGACCATTCTAAAGATGAAGAGTATAGTTATGCGGCTATTGAGCAGTTAATAGAGAAGTATTTGGTACGCAATCGTGCGACAAAGGAAATTTATGAAACTCCACAGGTTAGATATATGGTGGCCGCGGCTACAGTCTTCCATAAGGAAGAACCGAATAGTGCAAGAATGCGTTACATTAAAGAATACTATGCGGCAGCATCCGATGGTTTGTTTACTCTTGCTACACCTGTGTTGGCAGGGCTTGGCACTCCAACTAAGCAGTTTTCTAGTTGTGTTCTTATCCGCAGTGACGACGATCTGGATAGCATATTTGCTTCTGGAGAGATGATGGCTAAGTACGCCAGTAAGAGAGCGGGGATTGGATTGGAAATCGGTCGACTACGCCCATTGGGCTCCCCGATCCGTGGTGGAGAAATCATGCACACTGGCATGATCCCCTTCTTGAAGAAGTGGTTCGGTGATTTAAGGAGTTGCAGTCAAGGAGGCATTCGTAATGCAAGTGCTACTGTGTTTTATCCTATTTGGCATCATCAGTTCGATGATCTTATTGTTCTCAAGAATAATCAAGGAACTGAGGAGACAAGAGTCCGCCACATGGACTACGGAGTCGTCCTCTCAGCGTTCTTTTGGCGCCGATTCAAGAACAAAGAAAACATAACATTCTTTGATCCTAATGAAGTACCAGATTTGTACGAAGCATTTTATCAGGATACTAAACTATTTGAAGAATTATATGTCAAATATGAAAAGCAAAAAGATCTTCGCAAGAAAGTAATTTCAGCAGAAGAAGTTTTTAAAGGCGGTATTCTAAAAGAACGTACAGACACAGGACGTATCTATCTTGTGTTTGTAGACAACGTAATGAACCAAGGTCCATTTGATCCTGAGTATCATACAATCTATCAAAGTAATTTGTGCTGTGAAATACTATTACCTACTAAGCCATTTAAGCGTCTCGATGACGATGCTGGTCGTATCGCTCTCTGTACTCTGGGCTCCATTAATTGGGGAGCATTCCGCAATCCTGAGGATATGCGTAGAGCTTGCCGCATCCTTCAGCGTAGTCTATGCAACATACTGGACTACCAAGACTTCCTAAGTATTCAAAGTAAACTAAGCAACGACGAAATCCAACCATTGGGTATTGGCGTTACTAACTTAGCATACTGGCACGCCAAGCGTGGACTCAAGTATGGCGAAAAAGATGCACTACAAGATGTCAAGACATGGATGGAGCATCAAGCCTACTACCTAACAGAAGCCACAGTTGAATTGGCCAAAGAACGTGGACCTTGTCTGCATAGCGCACATACACGATACGGTCAGGGAGAGTTTCCTTGGGAGTTACGTGCTAAAGGTGTTAATGAACTAGCAGACTTTACTCCGGAACTTGATTGGGAAACTTTGCGTGGCGAGATGTTAGAACACGGAGTTAGAAATGCTACACTTATGGCCATTGCCCCTGTTGAAAGTTCTAGTGTTGTCATTAACAGCACTAATGGCATTGAAATGCCTATGTCGCTTATTTCAGTTAAGGAAAGCAAAGCAGGTTCCTTTGTACAAGTTGTCCCCGAGTATCATAAACTCAAGAACAAATATCAAATGATGTGGGAACAGAAAGACTGCGATGGTTACTTAAAGACTGCGGCTGTACTTGCGGCCTATGTTGACCAGTCAATTAGTACAAACACATTCTACAATCCAGCACACTTTGCGGATCGTAAAGTGCCAACTACATTGATTGCTAAGAACTTGATGCAGGCACACTACTGGGGACTAAAAACTTTCTATTATAGCCTAATCAACAAGGCAGGTAGTAAAGCCAAAGAAGAAGAACTAGTACAAACTGTAGCACAGAATTATGTAGAAGTAGATTTAGAAGACGATTGTGAGGCATGTAAATTATAATGGACGCTTACGACATACATCAAGAAATATTTAAAGCGTGGCAACAGTTGGCACACAAGGCCGATGCTACGAATATTAAGAAAAACTTTACTGAAGTTCCTGTGTACGTCGATGGCCGTCCAGTTAAACGTGTAACAATCGTAGACGGACAAATAACATTGGAAACAAAATGAGTAAAGCGCAATACAATTTAAACACAAAGACAGACTATCTTAATCGTAAGATGTTCTTGGACCCACAGGGTCCTGTTACTATTCAAAGATTTGAGGAAGTAAAGTATCCTAAAATTCAAAATTTCGAAACTACTGCTCGCGGCTTCTTTTGGGTACCTGAAGAAATTAGTTTAACTAAGGACGCACAGGACTTTAAAGATGCCAGCGATGCCGTAAAACATATCTTTACATCTAACTTGTTGCGTCAAACAGCGTTAGATAGTTTACAAGGCCGTGGCCCAAGTCAAATCTTTACTCCGGTCGTAAGTCTGCCAGAACTAGAAGCACTGGTTTACAACTGGACATTCTTTGAAACAAATATTCATAGTCGTAGTTACAGTCATATCATCCGTAACATCTATAATGTGCCTAAAGAAGTATTCAATACTATCCACGACACTAAAGAGATTGTAGACATGGCTAGTAGTGTAGGCAAGTATTATGACGACCTACACTTAATTAACTGCCGCAAAGAACTAGGCGAAGAAATTTCCGAAGTAGAACACGTCAAGTCAATTTGGTTAGCGTTGAACGCAAGTTATGCCTTAGAAGCATTCCGCTTTATGGTATCGTTTGCTACAAGTCTAGCAATGGTAGAAAATAAAATCTTTATTGGTAATGGCAACATTATCAGTTTAATTCTACAAGATGAATTACTACACAAAGGTTGGACTGCCTATTTGATCAATCAAGTAGTCAAAGAAGATCCACGCTTTGCTCGAATCAAGACAGAGTGTGAAGCAGAAGTCTTGGCGCTATATATGGATGTAATACGTGAAGAAAAAGCATGGGCCGACTACTTGTTCCAAAAAGGACCAGTGATTGGATTAAACGCTAACATTCTTAAAGACTTTGTAGATTACACCGCATATAACGCACTCAAGGAGATTGGCATTAAGTACACTAACCCTGCACCTAAGACAACTCCTATTCCTTGGTTTAACAAGCACAGCGATACTAGTAAAAAACAAACTGCTCTACAAGAGAATGAAAGCACTAACTACGTTATTGGCGTTATGAGCGATGCAATCGATTATGACGCATTACCAAATTTATAAGAGAGAAGTATGATTACAGTATATTCAAAACAAAACTGTCCGTTTTGTGACAGAGCAAAAGCATTGTTAGAAAGCAAAGGTATTCCATTTAAAACAATTATGATGGAAGATGAACCAGATGCACGTGAGTTCCTTATGGATCAAGGCTTGCGTAGTGTTCCACAAATTTTTAAGGATGGCGTTCTCCTTCCTGGTGGCTATCAGGGCCTAGCAGGTAAAGACGAAGCATTTTTTGAAACATTAAAGGGATAATATGTTAATTGACAAAGGCGTATCAGTAGGCGAAGTAATTACACTTAAACTAACTTCAGGAGAAGAATTAGTAGCCAAACTTACAGAGGAAACAGCAACTTACTATAAGTTGAGTAAGCCAATGGTTATTGGTATGGGTGCAAAAGGACCAGGACTTATGCCGTATTTGTTTACAGTAAGTCCCGACAAAGAAGTTAAACTACTTAAGACTACTGTAACTGTAGCAGAAGCAACAGACAAACAGTTTGCAGATCAGTTCATTCAAACAACAACTGGGATCACGTTAGCGTCTTAATTACGCTGAAAACGGTTGATCTAAACTACTAGGCAAGGCCGCTTCAGGCTTTGCCTTTATCAAATCCGCATACGTTTTAAAATATTTTGCTTCCTCTTCATCGGATAATACAGCCGATGTTTTAATAGCAGTTTCAATACTCAACGGTGCTTCGCCGTATGTTTTATTTTCGTCAAATAACTTTTTAAGCAATTGCCACTGACGTGCTCTCTCATTAGTTTGAGCTTGAGTACGACTAGCACCTTTCCAAAAAACAGAATATTCTTGGAAGTTTGCGTTAAGTTTATCACGCTTATCTGAGTAATACGTTTCTTCGGCTGTTCTAGTAGCAGGATCTGGTTTGTCTTTTACTACTTGTCTTCCTTTATCTCGTATAGCAACATATCCAGGGTACCAAGCATTAAGATTTTTTTCAAAATTATCTTTGGCAGTAATAGTCTCGAAGTAAGTCCTAATTTGTCTCCATTTTATTGCATAGGCTTCAACAAATGCCTCTGAAATTTTTTCATTAGGATCTTTGCCAAAGATTCCTGTTTTAGGTGTAGTTGTAGTAGTAGTTTCAGGTTCTTTAATTTTTGTTTCTTTAATCTCAGACTCTGGAGACTTAGGCGGTTGTGCTGGATTGCTGGCAGCGGCCTGTGCAACAACTTTATTAATTTGTGCGGCACTAACTTGACTAGCATCAATCGTAGCGGCCCTGGCCGTGGCCATAATGCCACCTGCAGGTTGAGCCAATTGATTAGCAAATGCAAATGCCTTTAAATCTGCAACACCTGCACTAACAGCCGTATTGGCTTTAGTTTCGATTGCACCAAATGCCGCAGTAAGACCAGCACCCGCAGTAGTCATAGCAGTTTTTAAATTTGCTAGACTACTTAACTTACTGGCATTATCAGGATTAGCGGCAAATGTAGTATATGCCGGATTAGTAATAGGAGGACCACTGGGATTCTGTGGATCCGGGATAGTCTGCGGAGGTACACTATTAGCAAACGAAGTAATTGATGCGCCTGCGCCGGTGGCAAGACTTGATACTTTATCTAAACCTGCCTTAGCAAAATTAGATGCGGTGTTTAATGCCGCAGGAAGTTTTGCACCAAAGTCTGCTCCTGCCTGTGCTACAGTTTTACTAACAGCCTCTGCCTGTGCTTTTAGAGCGGCAGGTCCATCTTGAAATATAGCCAATGCACCGCTGGCGGCTTTTAGTTGTTCTTCAGTTGGTGGTGCACCGGCTGCTAATGCTTTCTTAGTTGTTAGATCCATATTAGCCTGTGCTACTGCCATTAATTTAGGAAGTTGCGCCTGCGCCGCGGCCATCTTTGCGGCTACTGCGGCCTGTGCAGAAGCAAGTCCTTCGCTGACATCAGAAGGCAATGATCCAGCAACGTCGCCGATTTTATTAATCGAAGCGGTAATACTTTTATTAATAGATCCATTTTTAATAGCATCTATAGTAGCATTTAAACTAGGACCATTAGAATCTGCCGGGGGAGTAAATGTGCCTGCATCTGCAGGAGGCTTAGGAAATGAACTGGCTATCTTCTTTGCCGCATCATTAACTATACTAGCCGCAGATTTGATTAATGTACCGGTTTGTTGACCAAATCCATTAGTAGCAAAATCAAACCCATCTGGTGGGCTAGGTAAATTTAGTAAAGGCATTGTTACGCTCCGTCATTAAACACATTAGAACTTCCGGTGATAGTTGTATATGTATCTCCGCCTTGTCCAAGGCCTGTATCTCCAATACGATGCACAGGCAAGTTTTCTGCAAACACAGTAGCAGATCCAGTAAGTGTTTGGCTAGTATGTCCGCAGGATTGTTCGCCAGGATCTCTAGTGGCTACTAGTTGTGCTAGGTTGTTTGTAAACACAGTACTGCATCCGGCAATGTGTGTGGTAGTATAATCTACCGGTGGGCTAGGGGAGTGCAAAGGACATTTTCCTTCTCCCAAATCTGTTAATCTTGCTAGTGCTGGCATATTCATATTTATCGGTTGACAACTACCAAAAATAATACTAAACTACGATAATTGTGCGATAAATATTACTACAACGGAGACACGACATGATTACAATAACAGAAACCGCTGAAAAAGAAATTCAAATGGTGCTGGATGAAAGCAAAGAAAAATACCTTAGAATTGCAATAGAAGGTGGAGGATGTTCGGGATTTAATTACGTGTTCGATTTTGCAAAAAACAAAGAAGAAGACGACTTTGAATTTGGTAGAATATTAATAGATTCAATGAGCATGAACTATTTGCAAGGAGCCAAAGTCGACTTTATCGATGACTTAATGGGCTCTAGTTTTAATATTGAAAATCCAAATGCACAAACAACTTGTGGATGTGGAAGTTCGTTTTCAGTTTAAGGAGATTAAATGGCTTATTCCGATAGAGTTATAGATCACTACGAAAATCCTCGCAACGTAGGTAGTTTCCCTAAAGACGAGGAAGGCGTTGGCACAGGCATGGTGGGAGCACCTGCTTGCGGCGACGTGATGAAGTTACAAATTAAAGTTAATAACGAGGGCATTATTGAGGATGCGAAATTCAAGACATACGGATGCGGAAGTGCTATTGCTAGTTCATCGTTGGTCACCGAGTGGCTCAAAGGAAAAACGTTGGATCAAGCGGGAGAGATTAAGAACAGCGCGATTGCCGAAGAACTTGCACTTCCACCCGTTAAAATCCATTGTTCAATTCTTGCGGAAGATGCTATCAAAGCCGCAGTAGCAGACTACAAGGCAAAAAATGATATCACTGTCTGAGAAAGCCGCAGAGCGAGTAAAGATTACACTAGACCGTAGGGGCAAAGGGCTAGGCATTCGATTAGGTGTTAAAACTACAGGCTGTAGTGGAATGGCTTATATGATTGAATTTGTTGACGAGCCCACAAAAGAAGATATGAGTTTTGTTAGTCACGGTGTACACGTATTTGTTGATCCAAAAAGTCTAGCATACCTGGACGGTGTACAAGTTGAATGGGTAAAGAAAGGTCTTAACGAAGGATTTGACTTTACCAATCCAAATGAACGTGACCGTTGTGGCTGTGGCGAGTCATTTCGAGTATAAACCAAAACACTTGACAGTTACCAAAAGTTGTTATATAATAATCCTATAGTAACAATATTTGGAGGTAACTTTGAGTATGCACTTAGAAGGCCCGTGGCTTAGTACCACTGGCAAAAAGAAAGGCAAACAAAAGTTTCGTTCTGCTGAACATGCCAAAAAGGCTAGAGAGTTAGACGAAAGTTGGAAGGCACTTCAAAAGAAGTGGGCCATCGAAGCCGAAGATAAAAAACGTAAGCGTGGACTAGCGGCACCGACGATGAATCCGGTAGTCAACAAGCCATTCGTTAGAGAAACACCAAAGATTGCTAGTTTACCATTTACTGGCGGTCCTTGTTTAAAAGCACCAGATAAAGTTTATACAGGCACAATGATCAAAGGCATCGGTACTATGCACAAGAGTAATGCAGTTCCAATTTTTAGTAATGAAGAAGCCGTAGAAATCTCCAAAATGAGAAGATAGGGCCTATTTAACTAGTGATTTTGGAATTATGAACTATATATTTGTACGTTTCGCAAAGAAACTAAGATAGTTGGATTAAAGTATGTCACAAGCAGAAACAATCCTGCGAGTCTTGGCCAATTGGAAACCCGTGAGATTCGGGCGGTCAAGTTCGCCAAAGGCACACAAGTTATGAGATTGTGCGTCCAATGGAGACAACTACACGAACCCAGGGTTCTTTAATTGAGCCTCGTGAAGTTAACTCCCTTAATGTAATGTTGTTGCGGTGCAATATTATGCCCAAAATAACACTAAGTGAAAGGAGGACTTATGGAAAAGTCATTTAGATTAGTATCCTATTTTTTAGGATTAGTTATGGTTGCCGTTTTGGTTCAAACTGTAACGACTACAAAGTTTCAGTCGTTGCGTGAACGAGGCGGGCTATACTCACAGGACGTAGTGTCTATCAAGACACGAGAGCGTCAATTAGATTGTTTGGCAATCAACATTTATCGCGAAGCAGGTTATGAGCCATTCGAAGGTAAGGTTGCTGTTGCCCAAGTAACAATGAACCGTGTTGCATCAGGCAAATTTGGACAAGATGTCTGCGGTGTCGTTTACCAAAAGAACGTAATTATGGAAAAAGTTGTGTGCCAATTTTCATGGGCATGTGACTCTGCGGCAAAAACTAAACCTGTAAACAAGGAGGCTTATAATGAAAGTTACGAAGTTGCTAAGAAGGTTTTACTTGAGAATTTCAGATTGGACGTTCTCAAAGATGCTTTATACTATCATGCCTCCTACGTCAACCCAAGATGGAATTTGGAAAAAATAGGCAAAATTGGACAACACATTTTTTATAAAGGCAAGGAAACCAAAATATGATTAATAATATTGATCAACTCAAAGAGTTTGTTACTACCAAAGTATCTCAAATTTCCGCAGAAACATTTGGTTGGTTAGCAGTCATTGTATTACACGCTAGTACCATTCCAAGTTTGTTAGCAGTAATGAGTGGACTTACAGATAGACTACCAGCAGTTGATTTGGTACTGTTAGTTTGGTCCGGACTTGCGCTGTTGTTTGTCAAAGCCGCTGTCCAAAAGGATATGCTAAATGTAGTTACAATTGGCTTTGGTTTTATTGTTCAAGCCGTTTTAATGGCATTGATATTCTTTAAGTAATTCGATTACCAAACCAGTTGACACCACCTTCGGGTGGTGTTATACTTTTAACTGTCGTAAATTGTTTCACACACAGAAAGGCACATTATGAAAAAGGCACTTTTGGCAATATCTATGGTAAGTATTCTTTCTGCTTGTTCAAGCATGAAGGAAATTGAAGTCCGTAAAACTGCGGCACACCCAAGTTGGTATGCTGATTGCGAACAACGAGGCAAAGAAGGCTGGTTTTGGGCACGTGAGGGTTATGTCTATTCTTGCGGTATGGGCGAAAGTCGTTACCAGCAAGCATCAGAAGCACAAGCAGATGCCTTTGCATTAGACGGCTTTGCCAAACGCTTAGGTAGTCGAGTCAATTCTTTGACTAAAGTAGAAATTATCGACGAACGAAAGGCTACTCAGACCCGAGTAGAAACATCTACTGGTAACCAATTGATACAAGATCAATTAGAGTCTAAGAAACATCAGTACTCGTTAAACGGACAATATTACACTTATGTTCGTTTGAAAATGACTGAAGATACTTTCAATCGTCTTAAGGCAAAGGCTCAGTAATGACACACCCTTATACAGTTAAGAACTATCTGTGGTTAGCAATAATTGTAATGTTTGTGATTATTGCTCTACTCTCGGGCTGTAGTTCTGCTCCTACTAAAACGGCACAGTTTTGTAACACATCAAAAACTATCGAAGTAGTCGATGGAGCCAATGTGTCTAGCAAAACTACTGTAAGATGCTCCGATGATTTTATTGAACGTCATGTTCCTGCAAGAATTGGCGTAGATCAAAATTGTCGTCCTGTAGTTACACAATATGGAAGAAACTATGTTTGCGAAACACATCGTCAAGGTCATTACGTTTACATTTCTGACCCTGCTAATCTGTCAAACTAGTCAGGCTTCAGATCTCCGTGTTCCATTAAGTGCAACCGGAGGTGTGAGAAATGATTACGATTATCCTGGAAGTGCTGTTAGTGTTTTTGCCAACCTAATTAAAAGTTGGGATGGCGCATTGAGTAAAGAAGATAGACGTAGACACACAAATGCTGTTATACTAACATTAGAATCTGTACCAGATGGACAGGTTATGGAGTGGTATAACAACACAGAAGAATCGTGGGGTAAAATTAAACCGGTATTGTCTTGGCATGTTCAAGGCGGTGTATGCCGTAAATTAATTACTCTAGTTTATAAACAAGGCAAAAGTAGAGAATATGAAGAAGTTGGTTGCTATACATTAGATAGTCAGTTTTGGACTTTTGCTCGCCAATAAATAATAGATTATGCGATATCAAACTAGTGACAAACTAATTGCTTGGCTAACATTGTTCAGCGGATTAACCATATCCGCTGTAGCCATTTATTACAGCGTAGCGGGCCTAATGGCCATTTTCTCTGCGGCTGTTATTCCTATCATTGTTATGGGTGTAGCCCTAGAAGTTAGTAAGTTAGCCGCAACTGTTTGGCTAAAACAAAATTGGTCCAGGGCACCTAACTTTATTAGAGGTTATCTATTATCCGCTATTGCTATACTAATGCTTATTACCTCTATGGGTATTTTTGGTTTCTTATCCAAAGCACACAGTGACCAAAGTCTAGTAAGCGGCGATGTTCAAAGTAAGATTGCTATCTATGATGAAAAGATCAAAACCGAAAAAGAAAATATTGAAGCAAACCGTAAAGCACTTAAACAGATGGATGAAGGAGTGGACCAAGTATTGGGTCGCTCAGCAGATGAAAAAGGTGCCGACAAGGCTGTGGCTTTGCGTAAGTCCCAGCAGAAAGAACGTGCTAGACTTCAAGCAGAAATATCACAGTCGCAGAAGTCTATCGCGGAACTTAATGATGCCCGTGCGCCTATTGCCGCCGAGGTACGCAAGGTCGAAGCCGAAGTTGGTCCAATTAAGTATATCGCATCGTTTGTCTATGGCGAGACAAATGAAACGATTTTAGAAAAAGCAGTTACCTGGGTAATCATTATTATTGTTATAGTATTTGACCCATTGGCTGTTATTTTGTTGCTGGCTAGCCAATATAGTTTCCAATGGTTTAGGAAACAAGAAGAGGAAGAACCTGAGCCAGCGCCAATTGTGCCAACTCCAATTGATGCACAGAATGAACCTAAATACGAAGCAGACGATGGTCCATTAGTCGAAGAGCAAGTCGAACAGATTAAAGAAAGTGCTGATCCGCATCCAATTGGTTGGATGTATCCTAAACACGCAGACATCCAAAACTATCAAGTAGAAGATGCCGACGATGAAGATGCTGAAATAGTAGAACATGCTAGATCTTATATTCCAGAAGAAGAAAAGGACATTGTTGAAGACATTGGACTAGAGCAATGGAATAAAATGATTGAAGAAGCAGAACGCGAACTTGAAAAAGAAAAAGAAGCCAAGCGCATTTGGAAGGAACAGAATCCAGATGACACTATTAAGCATCAGGAAAAATTAAAAGAATCTGGTGTAATTGAAGAGTTACCTTGGAAGGAAACTTTGGACGAGCGTCCTGGGGATTATATATCCGAAGTAACAGGAGACAGATACAAGCCCGATCTTACAGAAGTCATAGAACCTGACAGTTCAAAAAAAAAGACAACCTACATAGTGAAGGAACAGAATCAACAAGTGACCAAGACCAAGGAGTAACCTACGTCCAAAACGCTGAACAAGACACAGAGACATTATGGCAGAGAATACAAAGAAGAAAATCAAAATCATAACCGCTCCGGATCGTATATACGATCAAAGTCAAACAATGCTAGTTATTACTCCTAGCGACACACTCAAAGACGCTGTACAGGAATATGCTTTAGACTGTAGTGAACACTTAAACATATATCTGTACACAGGCGACGAAGACAACATAGCATGGTTACTCAGCGTAGCCAATTCCGTCGACACTATTCTTATAGATATGGATAATAGTCCTGTAAGTATAAGCCAGTTCTTTGCTTACATTTTGAGTATTCCTACTACATACTATAGATGCACGAATATGCAAGCACCTTGGGATTTAATAAATAAAAATCGTTTTTACGACTTTCCAAAATTAACAGAGGAAGATAATGAGGGATAAACAACTACGTGGTAGTGGAGTTACTGTAAAAGACGGTGAACCCGTTGAAAGAGCTCTACGCCGTTTCAAAAAGAAAATACAGGATAGCGGATTATTGCAGGAACTAAGAGATCGCGAGTTCTATGAAAAGCCAACAACTGCTCGTAAGCGAGCAAAGTCTGCGGCTAAGAATCGTTGGCAAAAAGAACTGCGTAAACAACAACTACCTAAAAAAATGTATTAAAAATGGACGAACAAAATAACGAAGTTATGGACATTCTGCAGGAAGAGTGTGCAGAAGTTATTCAAGCAGTAAGTAAAATTAGGCGTTTTGGCATAGACAATGCTAAACACGGAACAGAGCAGACCAATCGACAGCACCTAGAAGAAGAACTAGGGGATATGCTGGCTATGATTGATATACTAATGATCAACGAAGTAGTCAGTTGGGGCAAATTGCACGAAGCAAAAAGGGCAAAAGTCGAAAAGTTAAAAAAATGGTCTAAAATACCAAATTTAGATAAAATCTGATATAAATAATTTTGTAGAACGCCAATAGGGTTTTACGAAACGGGCAGTTGCCCACAATTAAAATCTTGCTTAATTATAAGGAGAAATGTTATGAGCAAAGTCATCGGTATCGACTTGGGTACTACCAATTCATGCGTAGCAGTCATCGAGTCAGGAAATTCCAAAGTTATTGAAAACAGCGAAGGTGCAAGAACTACACCTAGTATTGTTGCCTATTCTACAGACGAAGTACTTGTAGGTGCTAGTGCTAAACGTCAAGCAGTAACAAATCCCAAAAACACAATCTATGCGGCCAAGCGTCTTATTGGACGTAAGTTCAAAGAACAGGCTGTACAAAAAGATATTGACCTAATGCCTTACGAAATCATGGAATCCAAGAATGGAGATGCATGGGTTCGCGCACAGGGTAAAGAATTAGCACCTCCGCAGATTAGTGCTGAAGTTCTGCGTAAGATGAAAAAGACAGCAGAGGATTATTTAGGTGAAAAAGTTACTCAAGCAGTTATCACAGTTCCCGCATACTTTAATGACAGCCAAAGACAGGCAACTAAGGATGCTGGAAAAATCGCAGGCTTGGAAGTATTGCGTATTATTAACGAGCCTACTGCGGCAGCTCTTGCTTATGGTGTTGATAAAAACGACAAAGCAGATCGCAAAGTTGCTGTTTATGACCTTGGTGGTGGTACTTTCGATGTATCGATCATTGAAATTGCCAACGTGGATGGCGAAAAACAAATCGAAGTACTAAGCACTAACGGCGACACATTCTTAGGTGGTGAAGACTTTGACCAACGTATTATGGACTACTTGGTCGACGAGTTTAAGAAAGAGTCAGGCATGAACCTTAAGAAAGACATGTTGGCCTTACAACGTCTAAAAGAAGCCGCTGAAAAAGCCAAGATTGAGTTATCTAGCAGTGCCAGCACTGATGTTAACTTACCTTACATCACAGCAGACGCAAGTGGTCCTAAGCACATGAATGTTAAGATTACTCGTGCTAAGTTAGAAGCATTGGTAGAAGAACTAATCCAACGTAGTATCGAACCATGTAAGGTTGCTATGAAGGATGCAGGTGTTACTCCATCAGAAATTGACGAAGTTATTCTTGTTGGTGGGCAAACACGTATGCCCAAGGTACAAGAAGCAGTTGAAAAACTATTCGGTAAGGCTCCACGCAAAGACGTTAACCCAGACGAAGCAGTAGCAGTTGGTGCGGCTATTCAAGGTTCAGTACTAGCAGGTGATCGTACAGACGTTCTATTGTTAGACGTAACACCATTGTCACTAGGCATTGAAACTATGGGAGGTGTGTTTACTAAACTTGTACAAAAGAACACAACTATACCTACTAAGGCTAGCCAAGTGTTTAGCACAGCAGAAGATAATCAACCAGCAGTTGATATCAAAGTAGCACAAGGCGAGCGTGAACTATTCCAATACAACAAACTCCTGGGTGAGTTTAAGTTAGACGGTATTGCTCCAGCACGTCGTGGCACTCCACAGATTGAAGTTACATTTGACATCGATGCTAACGGCATTATGAAAATTAGTGCTAAAGATAAAAACACCGGCAAAGAAAATCAAATCACAATTAAGAGTGACAGTGGTCTAAGCAAAGAGCAGATCGAACAAATGGTTCGTGATGCAGAAGTTAATGCCGAATCAGATAAGAAGGCACGTGAACTTATCGATGCTAGGAACACAGCCGAGGCGTTGATCAACAATGTTGAAAACGACATGAAAGAAACAACACTTTCAGACACAGATAAAACAAAGATCGAAGATGCTGTTAAAGCACTTCAAACAGAATTGACAGGTTCTGACAAAGACGCTATCGTACAAAAGACTAGCGAACTAGCAGTGGCCAGTCAAGCGATTGCACAGGCCAAACAGGACAAGCCATTTGAACCTGTTCAGGAAGATGCAATCAATGCCGAGTTTAAGGAAACAAACTAAACTCGTTATGTAGGGTGCCCGGGTGGGGCCCTACTAAAATTCTTGCTTAATTAAAGGAGATATAAAATGACACAATTAACACGTTTTGACACAGCCGCTCTAAACAGAGCATTAATCGGTTTCGACAATCTATTCGATACTTTCGAAACACGCTTTGCACATCAGATTTCGAACAACTATCCTCCATATAATATTGAAAAGTCTGGAGAAAACCAGTATAATATAGTTGTTGCTGTAGCAGGATTCGGTAAAGATGAAGTTGCAGTAGAAGTGGAAGGTGATCAATTAACTATTCGCGGCGAGAAGGCAATCAATGCTAACGAAGGCGAATACCAAGTTGAGTACTTACACAGAGGTCTTGCTTTCCGTGATTTCGAACGTAGATTTACTCTAGCAGAACACATGGAAATCAAGTCAGCAGAAATTAAGGATGGTGTGCTTACAATTCAAATCGAGCGCATTGTTCCTGAAGCACTTCTGCCACGTAAGATTGAAGTGAAAGAAGTTAAGTAAAAAATCGGGGGCTCCGGCCCCCACTAATAAATACCATTAAGAATGGAGGGCCAATATGCCAACTGTAGACACCGAAATTAAAATTGACGAAAAGATTAAAATCGATATCACTGAACCTAAGCGTTACAAGGTATTGTTTTTAAATGATAACAAAACTCCAATCGACTTTGTTATTGAATTACTAATGACTGTGTTTAAGCACTCCAGAGAAAATGCTGAACAGATTACATTAACTGTACACAATGAAGGTTCAGCAGTAGTAGGTGTTTATACCTACGAGATCGCCGAGCAGAAAGGTGTTGAGGCAACACACCTTGCACGTCAAGCAGGCTTCCCATTACAAATTAAAGTGGATTCCGAATGAGTCTAAAAGAACTTACACACGAGCAACATCGCAGAGCAGAAACAAGGCCTTTTGTTAAAGTCTTATTTTCAGGAAATGTAAATCCTAAACTATACGCAACATATCTAAAAAATCAACATCCAATGTATGAGATTTTAGAAGTCTGTGCTATGCCACATGGATTACTTTCCGGTCTACCAGAGATACGCAGAGCACCTGCAATTTTATCTGACTTCATAGAACTATGGGGCTCAGACAATCCTGAAGAACCAAAAATGTGTCCGGTAGTGGATGAATATATCAAATATATTCTCAGCATCAAAGATGATCCTAAAAAGTTGATGGCACACATTTATGTACGTCACATGGGAGATTTATCAGGCGGTCAAATGATTGCTAAAAGAGTTCCAGGCAGTGGCAAATACTATCAGTTTGGAGACGAACCTGAAAAGATCAAAGAAGCAATTCGTGCAAAACTAGATGATAGTCTAGCAGATGAAGCAAGAGTATGTTTTGATTTTGCGGCAAAATTCTTTGATCAAATGATGGATATAGTTCCACACTATGAGTAAAGTATGGGACACGCTGATTGAAGTTCAGCATCTTTTAGAAAGCAGTTTTAATGAAACAGGAACAGAAATCTTTGAACCGGGCATGGATCGCTTTAATCAGCCTGGTTGGGTTAATCGTGTTTGGACCAGTGGGTCTTATCGCCGTGCTCACGTTGATGTTGTGGATGCTAGAGAAACCAAAGGACTCTGGATGATGCATTGTTGCATCTTCCCACACTTACACAATCCAGCACCAATTTACGGCTTTGACGTTGTAGCAGGCAAGAATAAGATTACTGGCTGTTTTCATGATTACAGCAAAGCAGGAGATTCTAATCATCCTATGATGGAATGGTTTGCTGATTATGTTAAACGACTCGAATGGCGCAGAGAACGCCAACTACCAGAATGGGCTACCAACATATTCAGCCCTAGCATGGTAGCCGCAGGTAATGTGCAGAGCGAAGAAGAACTAGCGCAGATTATAGAAATGGCTAAAGATACACTGGCACATTACTTAGAAACTGTAGCAGAAACTAATAATACTACTGAAAATACCACAGAAGCGCAGAACTACTACGCAATCAATCAAAAATGTAACCCACATACTCCACGTGTAATGGCTAGTTTAGGCTTAGATGAAGAGGATGTTAGGGTATTCATACAGGAATGTTTGTTCCCAGAAATTCGCTAAATACAGAATAGACGGATTTTACCATGAGAGCAAAAGAATTCATCACAGAAGCAACCAATGCCGCACAACAAGCCGCTATCGCTATTGCTAAAAAGAAAAAGCAAAATGTAAAAGAATTTGCGCCGGATAATAGTGGCGACGAAGAAGAAACATTACTCAAGTACGCTCGTATTTGGTACAATGGCGATGACGACATACAACAAAAAGTTGAAAAACTATTAAATCGTATGGGTTGGGAAATTGGCGAAATCGAATCAGAAGAAGGCGGCGCATTTGTTGTGCAGTCTGGCGATGAGCATGGTAAGAGTTATATTGGTTTTGCCCCAGAAGACTTAACTGAAGCCGCCATGGCGGAAGGTGTCGATATTGGCCGAGAGTGGATGAGCGACACTGAATTGGATCAGTATGTGCCAGATCGCTTACAACAACAATGGCGTGAATTGTTGGGTTACGATCGCCATGGCAATCCAAGTGCATTGTGGGCAAACTTAACAGGCGGATATGAACCGGATGTTAATGATCGTCAACATCGTGCCCTAATGGTTAAAGTGGCTAACAAATGGTTTGCGGCTAAGAAGATTCCTAATGTTAAATTCTTCAGTGTTAGAGATGCAGACGATGAATTAGAATGGTTAGTTCAAATTGGCCCAGAAGGTATGTCAGAAGATTGGCAGAAGGTTAATAAGAAAGACAAAACCGATGGCATGAGCAGTAAAGCCGTTAAAGCATATCGTAGAGAACATCCTGGTAGTAAATTAAAAACAGCAGTCACTACACCTCCTAGCAAATTAAAGAAAGGATCTAAGGCAAGTAAGCGTAGATCAAGTTTTTGTGCTAGAAGTGATGGCCAAAAGAAAATGCACAATATTGATTGCACTAAGACACCAGACAAGGCAATCTGCAAAGCACGTAAACGTTGGAACTGTGAATGAGAGCAAAAGAATTTATTTTATTTGAATCTGAAGGCGGCATGGCCCGCCGTGCAGAAGAAGCCGGCCGTGGCAAACGTGTAGCATTTAAAAATGCAGATGGAAATGTTATTCATATGATTGCATCTCAAGTGTTTCCACAAGACGTAGACAAGCGAGACAATTATCAAGAACTAGTTCCAGAGATTATGGACTATGTGAAGGCTAACAATGTAGCAGTATCTAACGCACTAACACTTCCGCCAGTGGGCGGACTAAGCATACCTGAAAAAGCAGGTGCCGCATTAGTAATGATTTTTAAAGATGAAAAATCTAAAAAGAACATAGCATGGATCGCTCTTAAGCCTGCTAAGAAGCCAGGTGCTTATCCAATCTTCTTACAGACTAAACAGTTTTCAGACCTAACTGGTTATGTACAACTAAGCGGCAAAGCAGGAGAGGAAGATAAAATTTCTGGAGTACAACAACGTGCTCTAACTAATTTAAAACCTGTTGGAATTATTCCTACTAATACAACCATTGCTGTAGATGATATTCCTACACAAGTGCAAGGTTCTATTCAAGAGCGTGATGATCTAGCAGATGCTATTAAACAACAGGTAGTACAACTATTGCAGGCTGTTGCTTCTGGTAGCAGTAATCCTGTCCCCGGCGCCGGCGACTATGCTAAGAGTTACGAAATTGATTTAGGTGAAACAGCCGCACCAATTTCATTAATTAAGAAAAAGTTCTTAAGTGGTGCATGGCAACAGGCCGAAGCCGGAATGGGTTTGAAGTTTGAAGAAGCCGTTGGTGTAGAATTTCCAAACGATCCTGCTGAAAAACTATACGATAGTTATTTGAAGTTTTCAGGTGATGTGAAGATTCGTGTAAGTTCCAAAGACAAGCAAGGCGGCGCAAAGGCATCTGTATCTGGTGTGGTAGACGATATAGCGGCATACCCGCAACGTTATGAAGGATTGTTTGATCCTAAAGTCAACCCAGGCTTCCAAGAGCTACTAGACATTGTAAACATTATTAAAGACCCTGACATGAGTTATGTGGCTAAAAGCGCACAATGGAAACGAAATGGTTCTATTGCTGGTGCATTAGAATTAGGTGTCAAAGTAGGCATCATCGATGGTACACAAGCAGAAAAAATTATGGAAATCATTGACAGCGATCAGCCGCATGTTGATGACGAAACACTAGGCGACTTAAAAGGATTGTTAGTTTATAAAGGCACAGACGATTCGACAAGACCAGACTACAGAATTGGTTGGCATTTATTAGCCGCAGTAGCAACTGGCACAGCAAATAAAGTAAACAAGGACTACAAGACAGATGCTTTCTTCAAAGCAGTTCTGGAACGTTCCAATATGTTACAAGTCAAAACTTCATTACAACAGAAGCCTACTAAGGACGCTGAAGGTAAACCATCAAATGGAGCATACTTCTCCAATTTTGAAGTTATCTATCCTCCAGTATTCACGGGCACAATTAAATTGGATGCCAGCAGTAACTTCTACGCTACAAGAAGACCAGTTGGTAAAATGGGTTTCGCAATCCGTTAAGCCAAATCTAGTTGACAAATCTTACGAAGTTCATATATAATAAAAACATTGCCCCTTTAGCTCATCTGGTAGAGCAACTGATTTGTAATCAGTAGGTGGTCTGTTCGAGTCGGACAAGGGGCACCATTTTTAACTTCAGGAGAAATTTATGTTTGGTGCAAGTTACACAGGTACTGGAATTTACCGTTCAGCCGCACAGATCAATGAAGCAATGGGTCGTGTCTATGGACACATGAGCCTAGCAGTTCTTGTGTCTATGATTGTTAGTTACTTTGTAGGTACTAGCCCAGAATTGTTACAATTCTTCTTTACAGGTGTAATGAAGTGGATTGTAATTTTTGCACCACTGGTTGCTATCTTTGGTGTTAGCATGGTACTATCTAATAACCCTAGTAAACAAGTCGCCCAACTATGCTTACATGGTTTTGCGGCATTAATGGGTTTGAGCTTTGCTACAATTTTTGCTATCTTTACCATGGGCAGTATTGTTAGTGCGTTTATGGGTGCGGCGATCTTGTTTGGTACAATGAGCTTCTATGGATACTTTACAAAACGTAGTTTGGAAAGTCTTGGACAGTTTATGTTCATTGGATTGATTGCTATTGTTATTGCCAGTATTGTTAACATCTTTATTGGTAGTAGTGTAATGGCCATGGTTATCAGTGCATTAGCAATTATTATCTTTCTAGGATTAACTGCTTACGATACACAGCAAATACGAGAAATGGTTTCAATCGACTCTGATCCTGCAACCGAAGTAACAGGTGCATTAACACTATATATGGATTTTATTAATCTGTTCATTAATTTACTACAGTTGTTTGGTGATAGAAAATAATTAACTAGTATGTTAATTAATAAAAGGGCTCTTCGGAGCCCTTTTTTATTATGTGGTAATAGAATCTTTCTTGCTCTAGATTAAATAATAGTGAGATAGCCGGGAGCGAACCGAATGAAAAAACTATTATCACTTATAGCATTATTGCCTATGATTGTATCGGCAGCACCTTTAGGTGATTACACCTTTAAGAGTCCTGCCTTTAACGGCGTAGGTTACAGCAGTCATGTATTAACCATTGAGAATCAAGAGCGCACACGTCAGAAAGAACGTGCAGATAAACTACAGGCTGAAATTGACAAAGCAGCCGCAGATAAGAAAAACACCAACCTTGCTAAGTTTGTTAGTAACTTAGAATCACGTATCTATGCACAGATTAGTCAGAACGTAGCAACCGCTATGTTTGCCAATAACAACTGTACAGCAAGTAGCAACACAAACTGTTCTGGCAACATTGACTTCCAGGGCAACTATATTAGTTGGGGCAGAGTTAGTAGTGCTAACGATGCTAACTGTTCAACAGCCTACGGATACTGCATTATGTTAAAGATTGCAGATCCTACAGCCACTAACCCAAGTACAGCATCATGCACAGACACTGGAATGAGTTGTGTGTATGTTCCATTAAGTTCATTCCAAATGCCGGGGAACTAAGACATGAAAAAGACAATACTATCCCTAGCAGTTTTAACTATGCTTTCAGGTTGTGCTGTTATGCAGACAACTGGAGTACTAGACAAGAGTCCTGAAGTTACAGGGCAAATGACTAATGTTAAGAAAGAATTTGATACAATACCTAGTCCAATCGCTGGAAGACCACTAAGCGTGGCCGTTTATAGTTTTACTGATAAAACAGGTCAACGTAGACCGCAGGCAAACATTGCCAGTTTATCAACAGCAGTGACACAGGGTGCAGAAACATTCTTAATACAGGCATTACAAAATGTAGGACGCGGTCAATGGTTCGACGTTGTAGAACGTGTGGGCATTGATAACCTAACTAAAGAACGTTTAATTATTAGGCAAATGCGCGAAGCATATGAAGGTAAAGATGCTAAACCATTGCTACCAATGCAATTCGCTGGAATTATTGTAGAAGGCGGAATAGTAGGCTACGATCAAAGCACTACCAGCGGTGGTGTAGGTCAACGTATATTTGGCATAGGCAAAAATACACAGTGGAGCACTGATACAGTAACAGTAAGTTTACGAGCAGTTAGCGTAAACACTGGTAAGGTATTAGCCACAGTGACAGTACAAAAGACTATCTTAAGTTCAGCAGACAGCGTATCTGCATTAAAATTCTTTGACGCAGGCACTAAGGCATTTGAAGCAGAAGCAGGTTTAACTATCAATGAACCTGGCACTTACGCTACAAAGGCAACTATTGAAATGGCAGTCGTAGAGTTAATTAAGGAAGGACAACGTAAAGGTGTATGGGAGTTTAAACCAGAATCCGCACCAGCGGCCAAGGCACCTGTACCAGCACCAGCGGCCCAGCCGGTAATTAGCTCTGAGATTAAAGAAGAAGTTAAAGTAGAGGAGAAGAAAGATGTCGTGGTTCAATCACAAACCAAATCCGAAACCGAAACCAAGGCCGTACCCAGTACCGCCGCAAAAGAACTAGAGAAGTTACCTACAGAAGCAATTCTAAAGGATGCTCAGTTTATATACAAGGAGCCAAACGAAAAGAGTCAAAGGACTTGGCAGTTTAAGCCAAATACACGAGTATTCATAACCGGGAGCGAAGGTGATTGGGTACAAGTGCAGGACGTAGAGAAGCGTAAAGGGTTTGTTAAAAAAGAAGTAGTTAACAAACAAAAATAAGAAAGAGAGGTAGCACTTTAAATTTTTTAATGGTCTTAGACCAAGGAGCGAGTTAGGGAAGATAACCTAATTCTGTAAAAACGATGCATAAGAGAATCACAGGCGCTGGTGGGTTGTCGAGAAAATTACTCACAATTCTGGTGTTGTCTGCAATGACAACATTGGGTTATGCGGCTGACAATAGCATTTACATTGATCAGTCCGGCGATAATAGTACTATTACTATGACTCAAGACGGAGCAGGAAACAAAGTAAAGGGTATATTATTAAATGGCACAGCAGGTGGAACAACTGATCCTGCTAAACTAACTGGTGCCGCACAGACTATCAACATTGAGCAAACAGGAGCAACTAACGTATTGGCGTTAGGTGTTAACTCAACACAAGGTGGTACTGTACAAGGTTATGCTAATATTGGTGTGAATTTAAATTACCAAGTAAGTGGTGGTGGAAACACAGGTTACATTAATATTAACAATAATGGTACAGGCACAGCCAGTGGTAACGTTGTTAGTTTTGTTCAAAGTGGCGGTAGTGCAACTACAACACTTAACATGACTGGTACAAGTAACCAATTAACTGTTGGAACTAGTGGTGGTGCTAACAACACATTTACAGGTACAATCAACGCTGATGAAACTGTAGCAACTGTTAGTCAAACAGGTGGCGGCGGCAACGCAACTACACTTAACATGACCGGAAACAAAGGTCAAGTTAGTCTAACAACTGTTGGTGCAACTAACACTACATCTGTAACACAGAGTGCATACGGTGTAACTGGTGCTCAAGCAATTATCAACATCACAGGTTCTGGTAATACTACAGACGTAACACAAACTGGTGCGTACGATCACTATGCTAGTATTACTGTAACAGGCGGTAGCAATGGCATTACACTTGCACAAACAGGTGGATCTGCTACTGGACACAGCACAACGTTATCTGTAACAGGTAGTACTAATACTATTGGTATTACACAACAAGGATCAGTTAGCAATCTAACTAATCTTGCTATATCAGGAAGTGGCAACACTTACACTATTTTACAGAAAAACTAAGAGGGTTCCATGAAATTATGGATGGTAGTATTATGCGTTCCGTTGCTGAGTACATCGTTGGCCTACGCCGCGATAGGCAAAGTAACGGAACAAATCAATACACCCCCGACTATCCAGAGACAGAATTCGACACTAACGGCGTCGAAAGGGACTGGAGTGGAAATGAACGATGCGATCAAGACCCAGCAGGGCAAGGTGGGGATAACATTTGAGGACGATACTAAAGTCCAAGTCAATGAAAATTCTAAACTTGTAATTGATGATTTCGTTTATGATCCAAAAAGTAAGGCGGGTAAACTAGGTGCTAAGATTGCTCTTGGCACAGTTCGTTATGCGTCTGGACAGATTGCTAAGAATTCGCCTCAGAATGTGGCCCTTTCTACTCCTAGTGCTACTGTTGCTGTACGCGGTACTGACTTTACTGCCACTGTAGACGAGCTAGGCGAAAGTACAATTATTCTTTTACCTAGTTGTCCTAATGATAGACCAACACGCTCAGTTAGAGATATTGAAACTAACTGTAAGACTGGCAGTATTGAAGTTAGCAATGATGTAGGTACTGTAATACTAAATCAACCCTTCCAAGTAACTAAAGTTCAAAGTAGAACACAACCTCCTACACCGCCTAAAGTATTAAATCTAAGTGAAATGGCCATTGGCAATATGTTAATTGTCAGTCCTCCGCGCGAAGTCAAACAAGCACAACAAGAACAACAGAGAACATTTAATGCTTTAGACTTTGACTTTTTAAAAGAGAAAGGTTTGGAGAATTATTTAGATATGCAGGCCAATATGATTTATGAAGATAAGTTAGCCAAAAACTTTTTGTCTAATGATTTCCTTGCTAACTTATTCGACATTGTGGGAAACATACTGGATCAAAAGTTTTTAGATCCTGTAGATCCTGTGCTACCAGACTATAAAAAGTCCAGTGGCATTATAGCCTACAAAGATGATATGAGTGTTGAACTCTGTCGCGACAACGGTGCTGACATACAATGTGTTAAAACACCACTCACACAAAACTCAACAATATTACAAACACAGGGCAATTTAGAATTTAAGAACAGAATAAATCAGGGAGGTAATACTATTATTACCTTGATACAAAAATGATAAAACGTTTATTACAGTTCCTTGTGTTTTTAACTGTGTGCATTAGCGCACATAGTCAGGCTGTGACTTATAATGCTATTGCTACTGCTTATGTTACTACTACAATTAGTCAACAAGTAGTGTTTGATAGTAATATGCAACAAGGCGGTACATTTACAATGAGTGTACTAGCACACAACGGCGGCGGCCGTGCAGGACAAAGTGATACGGCTAACGTAAAGATACAGTTCTATAACAGCAGTGGTGGATTAATCACTAGCGTAAACTCAACTAACTCTGCTAACTTACCAAACCCAAATGCTGTGTGTGGTAATCCTTGTATTGATACTGCGGTACCTTGGACTACAGTAACTATCAGTGCAACGCTTACTGCGGCACAAGCAAGCCAAGTAGCCTATGCCACAGTCAGTATGTACGGTATTGATGGAAGTTACTGGGCAGGTGATTATGGTCCTTGGTATCGTGCTCCTACATTCCAACTTAATGGCGGCGGCAACTTATTGTATAACCCGGAGTTTGGGCCTTATAATAATATAACAGCACAAGGTTGGGTATCAAATCCAGGGTTCGGTGCTTGTCAAGGTGCATGGGGCGGATCAAATGCCTGTATCGTTAACAGCGATGGAGTGCCTGGTTCGAGTACAGTTGGCTTAGTTGCTAACGCTAACGGTGGCGGCCCTAGTGCTACTGGTGGTACTACTAGTGGTACTGCTGGTGGATATAATAACACAATGTCAGTGACCAATGCTGGCACGGGCGCAACTGCCGGTGCGGCTCCTGCTCCGACTCCTACAGTAACAGGAACTAGTGTAACTTATACAACTAGAACTGTGGTTAATGGTAATACAACTACTGTTTATCGCACACCTGTAACTACAACAACTTACAGCGACGGAACTAGCACAAGTACAAATGGTACTGAAGCAGTATATCAAACTAAGGTTGCGTCTAACGTAGTAACTACAAAAATTGTAAACGGTGTTCTGACAACAACTACAACACCAATTAATACAGTTACTACAACCGGCGTTAATGGCAGCACCATAGAAGCAAACGGCACAGCAACAACTACAACACAAAACATACAGCAGGGATTAAACTATAAAGTCTACAAATTCGATCCTTACACTTATAACTGCGGTTGGTTAGGTTGTATTAAAAACTGGTTAGGGCCATATCGTGTACCTGATATGCCACCTGGTGGACAGCCTGTTAGTATTGGTACAACTAGTAACGGAGTTTATGTTCCGACTAACGGCAGTTTTCCAAATATGGACACTGGTACCTTAGTTAGATTCAACGGAACGATTACTGCTCCGACGACACAAAATTATCCTGCAGGTACTGTATATAGATTATACTTCTATAGCAACAGCGATGACGGATTTGTTATGAGTGTAAACGGACAAACAGTTATCAACGATAGATCTACATTCCAACTTCAGAGTATAGGTGGCTATACAGCGTCTGGCTGGATAGACATAGTAGCAGGACAGACTTATAATTTTGAAGCATGGTACTGGAACGACACCGGCGGCTATGGACTACGTTTTCAATGGGACTACGGTGCAGGCCGTATGAACGTACCTAACTCTGCATTTACTACAGGGTGGATTACTGAAACAAATACAATTGACACTAGTGGATTTGTTTATTCTAACAGCGCAGTAGTTGACGTGTCGGGTACAACAGTTTTATTAGGACCAGTAGTTGAAGGTGGAACAATTACACAAACAAATGCGCCTGGTGATCAAGTTATAGGTAGCGGTGGCTCATACGTTCCTCCAGCAGATATAGATGTTAAACAAACTAGAATTAATACTTGGAACAACGGTACACAAAACTACAATAACGAATTGTACATCACACAAACATACGGTACTAACAATAATGTAACTATTACACAAAGTGGTACTAAGAACAAAATCGAATTTACCTTAGAAGGAAACAACAATATTGTTAATAATACTCAAACTGGCAGTAACTACTTAAAGCAAGAAGTGCCTGGGTGGGGCAATAACATAACTACTAATCAGTCAAATGCTAGTGGTTCAAATTATGCTGAAACTAAAATACAAGGAAATGGTAATACTGTAAATCATACACAAACCGGTAATCACATATTGTTCAGTAAAGTTACAGGCGATATTAATACTGTAAACACTACACAGTCTGGCGGTGCTGGCCATTTCGCTGATATTACACTAACAGGAAATAACAACTCAGCACTAGTGACACAAACAGGAAATACTGCTAACAGAGCAGTTATTGATGTAACTAACGCAGGTGGCCCAGCCAGTGTTGACCTGCAACAAACAGGCGGCAAATCATTTAGCATCATTCAAAGTTGTACAAATCCAGCGGGTTGTAGCACAGTTGTTCGCCAATAAAATCTAACTAAATATTGGATGCTGAAAAACATCTTAATATTAGCAATTATTACAACCTTAGCAGGCTGCGCCGGAATAGCATTTTGCGACAAAGACGGACGACCCAAGGGTTGCCACTCATGGGATCCTGCTACTCGAAACGGCGCGGCACCAAGATCATGAGAGCAAAAGAATTTATAAAAGAAGCAGAAGCAAGTGACGCCGATTTAAAAGCAAGATATGGTGACTTCGATCCTGAAGATAAAATAATGCTTCCAACTACAAAATTAAGCAGAGAACCTGCAGCCACGCTTTGGACAGCATATGATGTAGTTAGAAATATTCTAGGTAGAGATAGAGTAACTGACGATGATGACGAATTAGGTCCTGGAATGTATTATGTCTACCAGAGTAGCGGAGATCCAATGTTTAGGGATACAGGCGACGGCGTTGGCAGTATCAACTTACCAAATCTAGACAGCACCGCGGCACGAGACGTTGCTGTTGCGGCCCACGAAGCATATCACGCTTATGTACACGCTAAAAGTAAAGGCGGCTTTGCACACGCTAATGAAAAGATTATTAACAACTTAGCAGAAAAATGGTTGCGTAAACATTTATCAGGACAAGCCTTACATACAGCATTAGAACAAATTATAGGCAGTAGAATTAGTTACGGCCGCAACCACTTACCAAAGCCAGGATTTAAAAAATGAAAATACAATTCAAAAAAATACTAGTAAGTCCATGGACTGCTTTACTAACTCTAGCACTAGTTGTTGGTGTCAGAGTTGCAGATCCTACATTTGTTGAAAGCGTAAGACTACGTTATTTTGACACATTAATTACAAGTAAAGAAGTTACAGTTAACAACATAGTTACTGTAAATATCGACGAAGCCACGTTAGACAAATATGGTCAGTGGCCCTTACCAAGAGCAGAATATGCTAAACTTGTGAAGGAACTATACCAAAGAAATGCAGGACTTGTTGTACTTAATGTTCTTATGCCAGAGACAGATCGTACTGGTGGAGATGGTGCGCTAGGACAAACTCTAAAAGAGTTCCCTGTAGTACTAGGAAGTGCGCCAGCACAGAAAACAAAGAATACACCACGTGTTCCAGGATCGGCTGTACTAGGTCCAGAACATCTAGATCAAATTATTCAATACCCGGGACTAATCGCCAACGTTCCTCAACTAGAACAAAATGCCGCAGGTGTTGGCATTACAGGAACACTTCCAGAAGTAGATGGTGTTAATCGCCGCATGCCGTTAATTGTTACTGTAGACGGCAAATTATATCCAGCATTGAGTTTAGAGACACTTAGAGTCGCCGCAGGAGACTCTACCTTCCAAGTAAAACTTTTTGAAGGCGGCGTTGAGAAAATGCGTATTCCAAAGTTTGGTCCTATTGCTACAGATAGTTTAGGAAGAATTTGGATCGATTGGAGCCAAGAAGCTCATAGCGTTAGTGCTGTTAAACTTCCAAAAGATTTAGGTGGCGCCGTCGTTATTGTAGGTCCTACTGCCGCTGGTATTAGTAATCCGTTACCGACAAGCAAAGGTGCTGTATTTCCTCACGAAGTGCAGGCCGCAGTAATTGGTACAATGGTTAACGGCATTGTTATTCAACGTCCCGACTATGCCGACGGGGTTGAAATTTTAGCATTAGTATCACTTGGCATATTATTAATTTTCTTATCGAGGTGGACTTATGTTGGCATTGGTGCTACTGTGGTTATTGTTGGTGCCATCGTTCCTGGTACTATCTACGCTTTCAATAATTGGCTCGTCTTGGGAGACGCGACTGCGATCGCGTTTGGCCTTATTATCGTTGCTCTTCATTGTTATGGCGTTAAGTTTATAAGCGAGTTTTTACAGAAACAGGCAATTAAGAAACAGTTCGCTGGATACTGTAGTAAGGAAGTAGTAGAAATGCTACAAAAAGATCCAGACCTAATCAAGCGTGGTGTGCGTAAAGACGTATCCGTTATGTTCAGTGACTTGCGTGGCTTTACACCCATTGGAGAACACTACGGTGATGATGTTGCTGGATTAGGCAAGTATATGAACGGTTACATGGATGCTATTAGTCAGCCTATCATGGACAACAAGGGTATGGTCATAAAGTATGTAGGTGACGCAAGTATGCACATACACGGTGCTCCGATTGAAGATCCTAATCATGCCCGTACTATTGTTGCTGTTGGTTTACAGATGTTAGATGCTGTTGATGAGTATACTAAACTAATGGAAGCACAAGGCTTACCACCAGCCGCAATGGGTTGGGGTTGTAACTCAGGTATTGGCTTTATTGGTGAGATGGGATCAACTGACAGACATAGTTACGACATCTTAGGTGACATGGTTTCAACCGCCGCTCGTTTAGAAGCACGTTGTAAGGCCTATGGCGTGTTATGTATCATCGGTGCTGAAACTTACAACCGTACTAAAGATGACTTCTTCTATCTAATGCTAGATAACTTACAACCTAAAGGCAAAACTGTAGCAGACTTAATCTATACAGCATTAAGAACCAAAGGTGAAGATTACAGTAAAGATAAAGTACAGCACGAGTTGATGCATGCCTTGTATAAACAAAAGAAGTTCGACGAAGCAGCCGCTATGTGTAAAAAACTAAAAGGCAACTTTGGTGGACAAATGGACAAGTACTACAAAATCTGGATTGAACGTTGCGAGTTTATGAAAGAACAGAACCTTCCAGATAATTGGAATGGTGAATTCATAGCACATGAAAAATAATTTGACAGAGATTATAGCAGAGTGTACAATAGACAGATGTGTAGAGTTATATCTATATTGGTATTTTTTGCCTTTTTACATCATGGGCAAACAAGCGCCGCCACTGCCAAACCTCTGTCTATCACCGCTCAGAGCTGGCTCGTGGCCGATGAATCCGGCAGAATTATTCAAAGCGAAAACATAGATCAACAGCGTAGTATTGCCAGCATTACTAAACTAATGACGGCAATGGTTGTGTTAGATGCTAATCAAAACTTAGATGAACAAATCGGTAAGTATACCCGAGCCGAAACAATACAACTAGCATTAGTACACAGCGACAACAAAGCGGCTGATCTACTGTGTCAATACTATCCTAATGGTAAGGATGCCTGTGTTAGAGCAATGAATACTAAAGCACATCTGTTAGGTATGCACGACACAAAGTATGTCGAACCTACAGGGCTTAGTGTGTTTAATGTAAGCACAGCCACTGATTTAATTAAACTAGTTCTAGCGGCAAAGAACTACGCAGAGATTATTGAAGCATCACGCACACCGCAGGTTAAAATTAAGATAAAGAAAAAGTGGTTTATCTTTAATAATACTAATCCAATTATTGGCAAGCGTCATGAATTTATTGTCAGCAAAACTGGCTACATAAGAGCCAGTGGAGGTTGCATAGTAATGATGTTGGATACAGAAATAGGACGCAGAATTGTAGTAGTACTAGGAAGTAAGAATACTAAGACACGTATTCCTGAAGCAGAGTTTATTGCTGTTAATTCCTAACCTGTGCAAGGTTAAAGAAGCGTAGTACCTTAATATAGATCCAACCGATATCTAATTCAAACCAACGTTGACGGAAACTAGCATTGGCCCCATCGGCATGATGATTGTTATGTAGTTCCTCACCACCGATCCAAATAGCCCAAGGCCATAAGTTACGGCTAGTGTCTTTGGTGTCAGTATTACGATATCCCCACCAATGTGCCAGTCCATTAATAACACCAGCGGCCCAGAATGGAATCCATATCATTTGAATGCCCCACACAAGAATACCCCAAGGACCAAAGAACAATAAGTCTATGACTAACATTAAGAGAATTCCAAGGCGGCTGTGTAGGGTGTAAACATTACGCTCTAGCCAATCATCAGGAGTACCTACTCCTAACTTTTCAACCATTGCGGTATCTTTACTGGCAGAGTGATATAAACTCCAGCCTTTGAATAGCACAGTTTTAATACCGTAAACTTGTGGACTGTGCGGATCTAAATCTGTATCGCTGGCTTGATGATGTTTGCGATGTATTGCTACCCATTGCTTGGTAACCATACCTGTTGTAAGCCAAAGCCAAAAACGCATGAAGTGATTTACTGCTGGATGGAATGTTACTGCTCTGTGTGTTTGTCCTCTATGAAGATAAAGGGTAACACAGGCTATGGTGATTTGAACCATCACCAAGGTGGCTATAATTGTTGACATTATTAACTCTCGCCAGCGGCCGCAGTCTTTTTATCGTCCGGGTCAACTTTCTTTGCGCCAATCTTGTCTGCTTCTTCCATTGCTTCGTGGAACTTCTTGTTAGCCTGTGCTTCTACAAGTGCAGTTTCCATAACACGATCCGATTCAATCATCTTACCACGTAGGTGTAAGACTGTATTAACTTTTTGGTTAAGACGAATCAAGTCATTGTCTAGCATACGGATACGGTCGATAAGAGCAATCAACACAGTATTAGCATCGCTGATAACTGGCTTAACTTCTTTTGTGGCCCATTCCCAAACGTATTTGATAATGAAACCCATACCAACCGCCATAACGATTGGAAACCCATACTTATTGACTAACTCTACGACATCCATTATATAATCATCCCTATTATTAAACCAACAACTAATCCAGTAATGCCAGCCTTCCACATATCGCTGTCATACCAAATTGCTCTTGGCTGATCCATCCAATCTTTGATGTGTTGGGGTTGTGCATCATACCACAACTGCCATTTATTCTTCTTGAACATTTACTGGGTATCCTTTTACAAATTGCTCTACTGGGTGCATTTTAACCAGCATTGCCTTACCATTAACGTTGGTAATTCTAAAGCAATCGCCGTGCTTCCAACCTAACTTATCAATATCAAGTTCTTCATCGAATATGATACCGCTAGGATTTAAATCCCAACTGTAATCAACATACAGCATTTTCGACTCTTTCCTTAATCAATACATTGACTCTATTAGCACAGTTTCTAATATCGTCACTAAGGTTACCTCGGCCAACTTCTTGTTCAATTAGTCTGGCTATGTCATGCAACGTTATAATTGCATCTTGTAATTTTGTATTAGTCTCGTCTAGCATCGTTCTTACCATCTGCTCTAGCAATACGATCTACGTCAGGGCGTAAACCTAATGCGTTGGACACAATAGTATCAATACGTACAACATCGTGGTTCATTGTTTTTACACGATTGTCTAACGCAGTAATAATACCGGCCATACCTTTGATACTTCCCAAAACACCTTGTAGTAGTAATTTGATTGTTAGGTAAACAAAGTATCCACCTGCCAATGCCGCCGCTACCGGCATACCCAAATCACCAATTATTTTGAATATATCACCCATTTTACGCTCCGCTCTTTATACGTGTATTTATGTTAACTGAGTAGATAAGTATTTGACAGGTTAAATAAATGTGTTATAATAGTAGCACTTAATAAAGTAAGGAATCATGTCACAAGCACACGTTCAGAAGTTCGAAGCATCTATGTTTGAGTATTGCTCGGACCATGCCGAAAGGGCATACAAGTTATTTGAAGATGGAGAAGTAGATGTTGGATTGGAAAGATTAGGCCATTTAGCAGATATACTCCAAATGTTAAAAAGTTCTAAAAGTTCAAACGGAACTATTAACATTAATACATTTGCACAAGAAGTAAAAGCATTAGATGAAATAGATAAAGATGCCGTATACACACACTTCCAAGAGAACGGCTTTGGACAATATATACCGGAGTGAAAATGAAAAAAATTGATGAGTTCAATGCGGAAGATAGAATTGATCTTAGATTACTGGAAAATTCTACTTTTTATTTGAATGGAGAGATAGATGAAGATACAGTAGGCGAAGCCATCAAATGGATTCTCTATGAAAATTTACAAGGCGAAGGTAGAACTTTGACCTTGTATATTAACAGCACGGGCGGAGATTTGTATCAGGCTCTAGCGTTAATTGATGTAATGCGTAGCAGTCCACATATTGTAAGAACTATTGGAATTGGTGCTGTCATGAGTGCGGCATTTTTAATTTTTGCCTGCGGTGATAAAAAGCATCGTTATGCGGCTAGTAATACTAGTTTTATGTGTCACCAATTTACATCCGGAATGGATGCTAAGTATCACGACCTAAAAGCAGAAATGAAAGAAACCGAATTGTTAAATGAAAAGATGATAACAATTCTAACCGAAACAACAGGCTTGGTTAAAAGTAGAGTTAAAGCAAAACTACTACCAGCCAGCGATGTTTACCTAACTGCACAAGAAGTGGTTGACTTTGGGGTAGCGGATCATATAGTATAGTGATGTATAAGGTAAGATACTACATGACTGCTGGAACACTTTCATCGAGAACGTTTGCTACACTAAGTGAGGCAATAGAGTTTTCGGTGTACAAGGTCGGCTTCATGCAACTCTACGGAATAGATAAGATAGATTAAAATGCGTAATCATTATTGGACTTGTTCAAAATTTGCAGATTGGCTTCGTGGTACTACTAAACTAAAGTGTGGGACTAGCGAAGAGTGGGACGAGTGGGAATCTCGTGCTAAAGCCGCGTATCCTATCCGTTGGTGGTTAGCAGAAGAAGGATTGGATCATTTACAAACAGTTGTATTTTTTATTCCGGATAAACTACATGCTCTCAAATATTACATTAACAACCGTTGGGTTACTAAAACTCATGCCCTTACCGCTCATCCTCGTGATATCAAGCCCGGTGATTGGCACGATGTTGGTAATCGTTTTTTACCTTGTCTCTTTAATGAACTTCAAGATTTTGTCGAGGTTGAACTAGCCTGGTGGCACATAGCATGGAGTGACAAGAGTGAAAGAGAAAAATACAAAGCACCGTTTTGGGCTACTGGTTGGTTCAGATGGCGCACTTGGCGTTGTCCTCAAGCCGGACTTGACAACCTTGAATGGCAACGTAATCTACGTTGGAAAGAAGACGAAGTTGGACCAGACAGTAAGAACCTTGGCGAACTTACTCCGCAGGCAGTCAAAGCGCAGGAAATCTTAGACTTGTACACATGGTGGACACAGGTATATCGTAATCGTCCAGAGCCGATGGAAGCAAGTGGCTGGACTGCTTACTGTGAAGCCGCACGTTTAGCCAACGGTGGCAAATTAAGTTTCAGTAATGACAAGACTCCTGAACTTAGAAAGATGAGCGATAAAGCACACAAGTTACTTCGTAAAATCGAAGCAGACTATGAAAAAGAAGATGAGGCTATGATGATTCGCCTAATCAAAGTGAGGCACGGATTATGGACATAAGTTATAAGTGTCCTGTCTGTGAAAGTGAGAAACAATATAGCAACAAGTACGATGCGTATTTTTGCGAGTTGTGTAATAAGTGGCTAGAAGAACCGTGCAAGGATCCAGAGTGTCAATTCTGTACTACACGGCCAGAAAAGCCCAGCCAAGTTGGCTAAAAGTAATAAACATAATAACAAGGAGAAACATTATGGCAACAAACAGATTTCAAGATTTTTCAAAACTAATCGAAGCCGCAGAAGGTGACTTTGAAAAGTTCTATGACAAGGGTGTTAATGCCGCAGGTACTCGTGTTCGCAAGCACTTACAAGAGTTAGCCAAACTATGTAAAGAAGTTCGTAACGATGTAACCGCAGTAAAGAACGAACGTAAAGAATCCGCAGGTAAGTAATGGATAAAAAAGAAATCAAACGCGATGTAGCAACATTCGCTCATATGCTCAAGGAGTTAATGAACGATCCTACACCAGATGTACTAGTAACATTGGATCGCGACATTCAGCATTTCATCTATGGCAGAACCGCAGTATTAGTAAAACATAATGAAGGCAAGCCAATTGGTACAGTAGCAGATATTGCCGCAGTAGTTGGGGCGGCCTTTGCTGATGTACTAAAAGAATTTACTAGAGGTCGTGTTAGTGATGCAGAATTAGATACAATAGTCCAAACTGCAAGAGCCAACTTACTCAGTGGATTTGAAGCAAGAGCTCCTAAGCCTGAAGTAAATACAGAAGCACCGGCAGAAGAGCCAGCAAAAGAGGAAGTAGCACAATGATTCCAGCATACAGTGAAGAAGTAAAGATTCATGTACATGAAAAAGATCCAAATCTTCTTCCGCTGGAGCAACAGGTTCGACAACTTCAAGAGCAGGTTCGACTGTTACAGGAAAGCGTTGAGTATATAAATCGAGAACGCAGTCGTTTAAAAAGCGAACTTGATATAATTAGAAATGCAATGAATAGGAGTAGCAATGGATCGTGAAAAAATTCAACACCACATTAAGCATTTACAAAAGAAGCACGACGAATTGGATCGTTTAATTCAAGAAGAGTTTAATAGATACCAAGACGACAAAGCAGTAAGTAATCTTAAAAAAGAAAAATTACATCTTAAAGATGAAATTGAAAAATTTAAGAAGGACTTAGATTTATTATGACGTTGCTGTTCTGGTTAATTATCGCCGCAGTGGTCGGTTGGGTCATTTGGTGGATCATGGACTGGCACGATAAATTTCCAGATGGCGAATAACAATGCAGTACAATGAATTTTTAGATTGGGTAGATATTGACAAGTTTTCAGATGCTTGTAATAACATCTGTCATCAGACAGTATTAAATGAATCCACAAATCGAATGATGAAAGAAAAATTCATTATTGCGGCAATGCAATTATCTAATCATAAAAAGAACATCGAGTGGACTGACGTTCGCGATTACGATATAAAATTTACCGATTGGACCAATGGCGACGTAGAAGTTAAAACTGGCAACGAACCTTTGTTCTACGCAAAGTCAGGAACTCCTAAAAAGACAATCAGTCTTAAATTAAAAAATGTTTACGAAAGTAAGAATCAAAGAACTACACTAGACAAAGTTTTTAATCATTTAATGATAGTCCAAATTAAAGGAACATTCGCTGTTGCCTTTGTAGATTACGCAACAGTTAAGGCTAATCTAAAACAATTAACAGACGGCTTCTTAGTCAAACTAACACACGACCAAATAAATATTGTGTACAAAAAAGATATGAGAAATGAACCGACATCTTGGACAATTGACTTAGATCCAAAACCTTGGATATTTGGCACATTAGCAAAGGCAGGCGTTTAAAGAATTGTTGTAATCCCTTCAAAGCGAAGGACTTCTGGACGCGGGTTCGACTCCCGCCAGGTCCACCATAAGGACATAAATTTACTTTGGTATTCATTGTAAATTTACTTTGGTATTGTGTTTTTATGATGGGCCTGCCATGGTTTCGACAGGGGTAGATAGTAGAGACGGCAACACGGTAGGCGATGACCGTAAATCAAGCAAAACTAGTAAATGCAAACGCATCTACATTTGAGTACTTCACTGTTGAAGGCTTCACAGCCGACAATGGTCTAGTAGCAGCCTAAGAAACTGCAACTCCGGGGTAGGACTTACCTTGTAACCCAAACAACCAAAGGGCCTTCGGGCCCTTTTTTATTTTACCAAACACATTGACAGATGCCCTGTCCGAGCCTATAATACACAGTATCGCAGTTTTATTTCATAGAAAGATCACATGACCTATTTCCTAAAGCAAGGTAGCACTTACCGAGTATCCAAAAAAGAAGCACTTGATATTCAAGAGAAGTTGCCGGCTGGTAACTATGTCGTTAAAAAGGACGAGATGTCTGGGCAGTTGTTTCTTGAAACAATTGACAAGTTCGAAATCAAAGGCAAGATTTACGGCGATACAAACAAACGTGCCGACCGTATTCTTTATGCGTTTGAGGATCGTCCCAGTACTACTGGCGTAATGCTTACTGGTGAAAAAGGTTCTGGCAAAACACTATTGGCTAAGATGCTTTCTGTCAAGGGATATGACAAAGGTATTCCTACTATTGTAATCAATGCTCCTTGGTGTGGAGACCAATTCAATGCGTTCATTCAAAGTATTGAACAACCTGTAATTGTAGTGTTTGATGAATTTGAAAAAGTCTATGATGAACACGAGCAAGAACAGATGCTGACTCTGCTGGACGGTGTGTACCCAACCAAAAAGTTGTTTGTGCTTACTTGTAACGACAAATGGCGTGTTAATAGCCATATGCGTAATCGTCCTGGTCGTGTTTATTACAGCCTTGAGTATAAGGGCTTGGATGCAGACTTCATTCGTGAATACTGCATGGACAATCTTCAAAACAAAGAACACATTGAAAAGATTGTAGGTATTGCTGGTACGTTTGACCAATTCAACTTTGACATGCTGAAGGCATTGGTTGAAGAAATGAATCGTTTCGACGAAACTCCGCAGGAAGCAATGACTATGCTGAATGCCAAACCAGAATACGGTTCGACTTCTCGTTATGCAATCAAGTTGGTTATCAATGGCGAAGAAGTCAAAGAAAACAATTTTGAAGACAAGGAATGGGAAGGCAATCCTCTTAACAAGAATGTCAACATTTCTTACAAGGTTATTGAACGTGACGAAGAAACTGGTGACGAAGATTGGGATTGGCAGGGTATCCGATTCACTCCGGACGAGTTGAAGAAGATTGATGACAATGGTACCAAGTACGTGTTCACTAACAAGGAAGGTGCAAGCCTTATCCTTACCAAAGTTAAAGAGAAGACTTACTCTTACTGGGACGCTTTTTAAGCGCAAGGGTGTTGTAGAAATACAACACCTTTTTTACGATTGACATTTCTTACTAGATCGCTTATACTAAAAGCCTAGTAAGAAAGGAGCCCAAAATGTCCGAAGTTAGAGTTAGCACCCTGTACAAAGTCACCGTAACTGAGTACGAAGCAGGATGGGGACAGCGTCCTTGCCCAGAAGAAACCAAATTCTTCACTACCCGCGAAGAGGCCGAAACCTACGCAGAAGCCTGTAATCAAGGCACTTATGAGATCTATTGGAGAGCCCGCATAGATCAAATTGGTTAATCTTGTGTCGATGGGTTCATATTTTGGACTCATCGACAGTTGACAGACCACAGTTCATTTGCTATAATATACACATACAGTAAACAACTAGGCGCAGAAAGGCTAAAGATGATTATTAACAATGCTCCGCAAAACGAAGCAATTTTGAGTAATGTAAGTGAAGTGGGCGAGTTCCGTATTCGCAACTCTGCTAAGGCATTTAACATTTTGAGTTCAGGCTTGTATGCTAACAAGATCCGTGCTATCATCCGTGAACTGAGTTGTAACGCAGTAGATAGCCATACTGCCGCAGGCAAACAAGATACTCCTTTTGATGTACACTTGCCCAACCAATTGGAACCTTGGTTTAGTATTCGTGACTATGGTACTGGTTTGAGCCACGAACAAGTTACAAACATCTATACCACATACTTTGAAAGTACTAAGACCAACAGCAACGATTTTATCGGCGCATTAGGTTTGGGTTCTAAGAGTCCTTTTAGTTATACAGATAACTTCACGGTAACCGCAATCAAAGACGGCGTTAAAGGTGTTTACTCTGCTTTTATTAACGAAGCAGGTGTGCCTAGTATTGCCAAGATGGGTGAAGAACAAACCAGCGAACCCGACGGTGTCGAAGTTAAATTCTCAGTCAGTGACCGTTGGGACTTTAGTAAGTTCCAAGAAGAAGCACGATATGTCTACACTTATTTTGCTCTGCGCCCAGTTATCAGCGGTGTCAGCGACTTCCGTTTCCGTGATGTAGAATATGATGCTAAGGATATCATTCCAGGCGTTCACTCATACACAGACGGACACCGTCGTGCTGTAGCCATCATGGGCAATATTGCCTATCCTATAGATGTTCCTAACACAGAACAGGCTATGGGCGAATTGCGCCTGTTGTTGAACTGTGGTTTGGAAATGCACTTTGCTATTGGCGAATTAGACTTCCAAGCAAGCCGTGAAGGTTTGTCATACATTCCTCAGACTGTAGATGCCATCAAGCGCAAGTTAGAGGCAGTAAATGCTCAGTTGGCTGTTCACGTAGCCAAAGAAGCAGATGCTATTCCTAACCTGTGGGATCGTGCTATCTTCTTGACTAAGAAGTATCATAATGGTTTGTGGCAAGCGGCGGTTAAGAAGTATGTAGCAGACACTAACCTGTCTACATTCGATGACAGCCGTTACGGCGGTACTAAGACTTTCAAAATGGGTGTTGAAGATCTTGCTAAGAAATACAACATCGTTATCAGAGGTTTTAACTATGCCAAGCACACTAAGGCATATCCTAACCGTAAGGCTGACACACAATACAGTGATAACAAGAACGCTCAAGGGCATTACGATATGTTTGCCTACTGGGGCATTACTGTAGAGGACCGTGTACAGTTTATCGTTAATGATACCAATATCGGTGCCCTTGAACGTGCCAAGTTCCACTATCGTGAAACTAAGCCAGACAATAGTGCTACAGTCTTTGTCTTAGATAAATTAAACAAAGACAAAGTCATGAACACTAAGGCGTTCTTTAAGGCTATTGCTAATCCTCCAGAGGATCGTATTGTAAAAGCCAGTTCGTTGTCGAAGAAAGAACGTCAAGTTGGTTTGGCAAAGAACGTTACAATCTTGTGTTTGCAAGAACGTGGCACAGGTGGCTACTATCGTGAACGCGAAATGGTTTGGCGTGATGCTGGTAAGGCTGACAGTTTTGATGATGCTACTACTTACTACTACTTGCCTTTGAGCGGTTTTGAAGTTCAAAGTAAGTATGGTATGAGCAACGTCAAAGAGTTTTACAACGATTTGAAAGACTGTGGTTTAACTGGTTTGAAGACTACAATCTACGGTGTGCGTAAAGGCGACATTGAGTTTATTAAGACTCAAAAGAATTGGGTCAACATTGAAGAGCACATTGTTAGTGTTTTGAGCAAGCCAATTGATAATAAACTTGTTATGAGTTTGGTATTGCAGGCTGTTGACAATTTCAACCTGTTGCAGTATAATGAAAGCATCATGTTTAATGTTACTAACAAAAATAGTCCGTATGTTGAATTGGTAAAACAGTTCAAGGGCTATGAAAAGATTAAGTACAGTGAACAAAGTTTGAAGCGTTTGTGCAATCGTTATGCTCCTGGTGTAACCTTTAGTCCAGAAGCTCAAGTGCAGAAGTTTACTGATGAATGTGCAACCATTAGTAAGCGTTATCCGTTGTTGGCATACTTGCGTAGTGCGCCAAATCATGAAGTTGCTGAGTACGTTAATTTGATTGACACACAGAAAGGTGTTTAAAATGTTTCCATATTTGATTCAAGGCAAAAATATTGTTGTTGTAATTAACAACAATCCACATACAATTACTTCTACTCATATTGCCTATGAGAAAGTCAAAGAAGCAATTAAGACAGGTGACTGGGACACAGTACAGGAAGTAATTGAGCCAAAGAAAATTGTGCTCGAATATGGTGCTGGTAACATCGCTATCCAAGGAGACAAGTTCTACTGGAAGGGACAAGAGTTCCACAACACATTGGCAGATAGAATTATTTCTATGTACCAAGATGGTTTCCCAATTGAGCCTATGGTTCAGTTTATGGAGAACTTGATGAGCAACCCAAGTCATCGTGCTGTTACAGAACTGTACAAGTTTTTGGAAAAGGGTAATTTGCCAATTACCAATGACGGTCACTTCTTGGCATACAAGAAAGTTCGTAAGGACTATAAGGATTGCCACAGTGGTACAATGGATAACTCTGTTGGACAGATTGTTGAAATGGAGCGCAACCAAGTTGACGACAAGGCCGAAAACACTTGTAGTTCTGGTCTGCACTTCTGCTCACGTGAGTACTTGGACCACTTTGGTGGTGAACGTACAGTGATCCTTAAGATCAATCCACGTGATGTTGTAAGCATTCCTACTGACTACAATGCGTCTAAGGGTCGTGCTTGCCGCTACGAAGTTATTGGTGAATTGGGCGTACATCCAGACGATGCTTTCAAAGCACCTGTCCAGGATGAAGCCTACACACAAGAGCAGTTGGATGCCGCTGTTAAGGCCGCAGTCGATGCCGCTCTTAAGGTAACACAATGATTAGACTTTGGCTAGTCTTTGCAATCCTTGCCGTCCTGATCCATTTAGGTATTACTACCTGGAGGAAAATGGAGGGCAAGGAGCGTTGGTCATTGACAAAGTCATTGGCCTATAGTATAATTGTTTCACTGTTAGCACTAATGGTGATGACAGCAATCGTAATTTTATTTTAAGGAAAAACAATGAAGCGTATTTTAACTCTCTCTATTCTTGCCGCCGCAGTTTTGGCAACGGGTTGTACTCGTATCGAAACTGGTGAAGTTGGTCTCCGTGTCGGTTTTGACAAGCAGGTCAAGAATGAGGAATTGCTTCCTGGTTCGTTTAACCAAACTATTATCGGCGATGTACTTACATTCCCAACTAAGGAAATTAGTGTCAAAGTTGAAGACATGACTCCATTGGCTAAAGATAATAGCACAATGAAGGACTTTGATGCGTTGGTTACTTATAATATCAATCAAGCACAAGTGGCCGAGATTTATAATACAAAAAATAAATCATTCCACGCTAGTCATAATGGCGATGTTTACTTGATGTATAATTACATCTTTAATGCTTCACGTAATGCTATCTACAAAGCCGCACGTAAGTATGAAGCATTGGAAATGGGTGATGCACGTCAAGCAATGGAAACTGAAATCAAAGAACAAGTTACTCGTACACTGGCTGAAGAAAAGTTGGATGGTACTATTGTAATTGGACAAGTTCTTATTCGTAACATTGTGCCTGCAGACTCTGTTGTAGCCAGCGCCAACGAATTGGTCAAAGCCAAGAACGAGTACAAGACCGAAGAAGTCAAAGTTGCTACTGCTAAGAAACGTAACGAATCGATGCAGGCCAATCCGATGGCAATTCCATTGTTGAAGGCGGAGGCAGAAGCAGAAGCCATGCGTAAGTTGCCCGATGCTATTGCCAACTTCAAAGGTCAAACTTTGGTTATCAACGGTGTTGTAACTCCTACTGTTACTACCAACGGTAAGTAATATGTTAAAACGTTTACTTTGGCAACGCAGTGGCGGACATTACCTCTTTTGGCTGTCCGCCATTTATCTAGTAGTTGGCTTTGCTAACATTGCCTACAAATTTACAGAAGCAGAATACATCCAAATGGTTTGGATTCTTTGCTTAATGATTCCGCTGGTAGTTAAACCCGTAGCACGTTGGCTCAACATGACTACAATTTGGGAACGATAATGCGCTTGAAGCTCAATGGATAGGCAGGGACTTCTAAACTCCCGATAGCAGGTTCGATTCCTGTCTAGCGCACCATTTTTAAGAAAGAGAAGTAGTATGGATATGGATCAGGCGGCAGTATTTTTAGCCGGATCAGTTTTAACAGTTTTAGGATTCTTGATAATCCTAGGCGGTATTCTTATCGCTAATAACTTAGTTGCCAAATATTGGAAGTCGTGGGGTTGGTCATGGATGCCACATTGGGCACATGAACCACAACGGTTTATGACACAAGAAGAATCTGAAAAGATTCCGCCATATATGAAAGACAATCATGGCAAAGAAGAAACAAGCAAAACAGTTTAACTACGCAGTAGGACATTACTGGGAAGGCGAAACCGGCTCGGTAGGAACTTATGCTTACGGTAATGACATCTTCTACGGTACTATGGAACAGGCACAGAGCTTCTTGAAGTATGTTCAGGAAGAGAACAAGAAGAAAAAAGTGGCTGATCGCAGAGATTGGAGAATTTTTCAACTGATCGAAGTGCCGATATAAATAAATTTGTAGGGTGGTCCTACACTAACACTCTTTAATAACTAGGCGTTTAGAGTGTACGCCGTAAAAAGGAAGAACCATGATGTATAATCAAAAACTAGTAGCCTCTATCAAATCAAAAGGCAAAGTGCTCCGTGAATTCAAGGACACAGTCTATATTCCGTTCGCTAGCGAATATAGTATCTTACTCAAAAATCTTAATACAACTCGTGCTGTCGTAAATGTGTTTATCGACGGAGAGAATGTCGTCCCTGGCGGATTGGTCATTGACCCGGGTCGGACTGTCGACTTAGAGCGTTGCATTAAAAACGGCAATCTCTCCGAAGGTAACAAGTTTAAGTTTATCGAACGCACAAGTGCAATTGAAGATGGTCCACGTGGTATCAAACTAGAAGACGGGTTAATCCGTGTTGAATATCAATTTGAAATTCCACGCCCTATTCTAAACATTCCTACTTGGAGCTCAACTACTCTTACTAGGGGTATTAGTGGTAGTACAGGAGATTGGGCAAGCCCGATGGGTGCTACTTACTCTACCAATGCCAGTCTTAACAGTATGAATGTAACAGCAAGTGCCGCAAGTTTTAAAAATGAAACCGGCATTACTGTTCCAGGTAGCAAGTCCACTCAGTCATTCCAACATGTCACAGTTGGCGCACTAGAATCTACAGTACACAATATTGTGCTGAGACTAGTAGGCGACTTGGGAGATAACAAACCTGTTGAAAAGGCAGTGACAGTTAAAGCCAAACCAAAATGCGTAACTTGCGGCAAGCAGAATAAAGCTCACGCTAAGTTCTGTTCAGAATGCGGTACTGCATTAGAAATATTTGCGTAAATAAAAACACGGGGGGTGAAAGTCCCCCTTTAACTAAAGGAAACGAAAATGAAATAGATTGAATATGCTTGTAAGGACCTAGTGTTCCATTTTAACAAAAAACACTTAGAAGATCAGACCATACCTATGTGGGTCTTAAAATTTCATGGGGAGACATTATATGTCAATCACGTAGACTGTACAGTTGCTTGGAGCACCAAGGAAACACCAGACAACAGTCATACAAAAGGTAGCATTAAAGTCAAGAACGTACTATTACGTGTCGACGATGAAAACAATGCTCAAATCTCCGAACTCACGTTAATAGATAAATTTAGACTACGTAACCAAAAGTTAGGTATTACTAGAATTATGTTTAGACCTCATAGCGAAATGCACAAAGCATTGTTGGCTAACGAATACAAGCACGGTCCTATGAAATACATTCAAGGTAGATGTACTAGTACATTTATTATTTGTGATCTTTTGGATAGGAAACAAGTAACGTTCGCCCAACTCAAGTATGATGATTGGAGAGAAGTTAAACCAAACGAGTCGTACTACACACAATACGATGACACTAAAGGATCCAATTTACATGTCGACTATGGACACCCAAGTACACCGTTTGAATATAGTTGATTTGGCACTAAAATATATTGACTACTGATTTACACTTATATATACTATACAAAGTGATTTAGTATAATCGCTTTTAATTGCCGTACGGAAGGTATGTAAATTTGCCGTACGGTTTACACATAAGGAAAATTTAAAATGAAAAAATTTGTTATTGCAACTCTGTTTGCCGCTGTTGCCGGTGTCGCTTCTGCGGCAGGTAACGTAGTTGGATTGGAATATAAATTCGAAGATCCACGTGGCACAGGAGCCAACCAACAAGGTTATGAGTTTACTATCGGTACACAAGCCGCATCAAATGTTGGTGTTGACCTAAAAGGTGAAAACATGTACACAAATGGTAACGGTGCAAACTCTAGTAAACTAGAAGTTGGTGTTACTCCAACAGTTGGTATTACAGACAAACTAAGCGGATATGTTCGCGGTGCAGTCGGTGAGAAATGGCAAGTTGGTAATCGTTTCGATTACTACTCTGTTGAACCAGGTGTTAAGATTGCAGTTAATGATCGTTTTGGTCTAAGAGCTGGTTATCGTTATCGTACTGGTTTCTCCAGTGGCGACAACTACATGACACGCACTTGGAGAATTGGTGCTGACTACGGTGTTACTAAAAATGGTACAGCCTTTCTTGGATTTGATCGCCAGGAAGGTGATATCAACAGTAACGTAGTAAGTGTTGGTTACAAGTACGGTTTCTAATCAAACCAAAATTAATAAAGGGCCTTCGGGCCCTTTTGTTATTGAAAAAACCTATAAGCGTTATTAAAATAATTATTGGAAAAACCTATTGATTTTGCATTTTAATAGGATATATAATATACACATACAACGAAGAGTTGTTATAGTTTTCAAACACACACAAGGAGAAACAAATGAAAACAGTTGGACATAAATTAGAAAAATTCGCAATTACTGGTGTTAAGCCAGGACAACCAGAAGATGCTTTCTTTGACATTACAGATGAAAGTTTTGCTGGCAAGTGGAAAGTAATCGTTTACTACCCAAAGGACTTCACATTCGTTTGCCCTACAGAGATTGTAGCCTACGATAAACTAGCAGGTGACTTTGCTGACCGTGACGCAGTATTGCTAACAGGTAGCACAGATAACGAGTTTTGTAAAATCGCATGGCAAAAAGCACACCCAGACTTACAGAAAATTACACATACACAATTTGCAGACACACAGCGTGGCGAGTTGTCATTGATTGAGCAGTTGGGTGTATTTTATGCTCCAGCAGGTGCGGCTCTACGTGCTACATTTATTGTTGACCCAGAGAACGTTATCCAGCACGTTACTGTCAACAACTTGAACGTTGGTCGTAGCCCAGAAGAAACTTTACGTATTCTTGATGCGCTACAAACTGGTGAGTTGTGCGCTTGTAACCGTACAGTAGGCGGCGAAACTCTTTGATAGGATCAATTATGCTTGATTGTTTAATCCTAGGCGATAGCCTAGCAGTAGGAGTAGGACAAGTTCGTACAGAATGTGTTACTCGTGCTAAGAGTGGCATTAACAGTTATGACTATGTTAATCGTCATGTGTTACACACTCAGGGCACTACACAGGCAAAAAATGTAATCATTAGTCTAGGGTCAAACGATACAGCAAAAATAAACACAGTGGAGGAACTAGACAGTCTAAGACAACTAGTAGACGCCACTCGTGTTTATTGGATTGTACCTAATATCAAGGACGATAAGAGACGGGCAGTTCTTGCAGTAGCAGAAAAATACAAGGACTTTGTAATAGATGCTAGAAAGCACGAAACTAGCCCGGATCACGTACACCCAACTTACAAAGGCTATAAAAGCATAGCCAAAGCAACTAAAGGAGACACACTATGACACAATGGGTTGATCAATTAAAAGAAGGTTTACCAGAATACGCCAAGGACACAAAACTAAATCTGGATGCAGTAATCAAGCGTAGTACACTATCAGATGTTGTAGAAGCAGAAGGTTGTGCATTGGCCGCGGCTATGAGCACCGGCAATGGAAAATTGATTAGTTTCATCATGAGCAACATCACAGACGAAAAAGAACGTGATGCCGCGATGACCGCTGGTTCAATTATGGCACAGAACAACGTTTGGTATCCATATGTTGAGATGGCAGACGATGAGCAACTAAAGGGCTTGCCAGCACAGTTACGCATGAACGCTATCGCAAGCCATGGCGGAACTACCAAGGCTCGCTTTGAAGCATACAGTCTTGCCGCAAGTATTGTTGGCAAGTGTCATTTCTGTGTTAAGGCGCACTACGAAACATTGAAGAAGGAAGGCTACACCGTAGAACAACTTCGTGACATCGGACGTATTGCCGCAGTGATCAATAGTCTAGCAAAAGTACTAAACGGTTAATACAAAAGTGTGGCGGTTTTCAAAATGTTGCAAAATCGCCACATTTCAACATAGGTATTGACAAGTTTTATAAATACTCATATAATACAAATATTGTAAAGCAATCACTTTCCACAAAACATTAGGTTGTCCAAAAAAGACAAAAAGATGTTGACAAAGATGTTGAAAGGCATTACAATACAAAGACAGTAGCAATTCCGCTACAACTTTTAAGAAGGTAAGAAAAAGAGAAACAAAATGCAAACGATTAGTTTACATAGACAAACGATATCTAAACAAGCCAAAGCGCCGGCATGTATGTCCGCCTATTGGTCACAGTTTAGTAATGTCGGGCTAGGTCTAGGTAATGATCGTACACCTGAGATTATCGTAGGGTTCTTGGAGGATCGTGTAAGTTAACAGTAACATACACAATAACTTTTAAGAACCCTGGACTAAAAACCCAGGGTTTTTTGTTTTGTAAGATTTGGAAATGAAAATGAATTTTGAAGATTTTAGAAAACAGAAAAGTGCCAAAGTGCTAAGTGAGCATGAACTGGACGACGATGCTTTTGAAAAACTCATCGAAGAAAAGTTTAATCGTGCTCGTGCTTATCACACAGCACTTTACAAGAGAGAAGTTGAGCTCGTAGAGCAAGACTAATCTCAAACGTGTTATAGGGAACGCGACCCTGCCTGCACGTAAAACATGGGCTTAATGTGGGCGGCCTACCGGATGGTAAGTTCTAGGCGATAACTAGAATGTGTAAAAAGGTAGCGTATTAAAGCATACTGCCGAACAATCAAATGGCAGTAGCCGATGAGTAGTATGCTTTAATACACACTTTCGAAAGAGAGTGTTATGTATCCCTAGTGTTAATGGCAGCACGACAGTCTCCAAAACTGCTAGTCGGGGTTCGAGTCCCTGGGGGTACGCCAATAATGCAACGGTGGCAGAGAGGCCCAATGCAACGGATTGCAAATCCGTAAAACCGTCAGTTCAAATCTGACCCGTTGCTCCAGGTTATATCCCCCGTTAGCTCATGGAGAGCAGGTCGGCTTATAACCGATTAATCTAGATAAGGTCCAGGATGAGGTTCGATTCCTCAACGGGGGACCATAAGGAGAATATTATGGCAGTACTTGTAGTGTTAGTTATAATGTTCGTGTTGTATCAAGTTTTGAAAAAATATTAAAAGGAGAGTAGCATGAAACGTGCTAAACGTTAGTGTCACTCTAGATCTCCCGTATGGTCTAGGGTTGGCACGTAAAATCAAATCAATACGTACAACCCTGTTTAGCGTCAATGGTAGCGCACTTGACTCTTAATCAATGAGGTGTGAGTTCGAATCTCACAGCAGGGACCATATGGGGGTATAACTTAATGGTTAAAGTAGCGGGCTTTTAACCCGTAAATCAGAGTTCGATTCTCTGTGCCCCTACCATATGAAAGCATTCTTAACTGGTCGCATAGCGTCAGTAGTAAGGACGGGCCACCATCTTATGACGAAAAAGGCATAAGAGTGCTTCCATATGGTAGTGTATAAAAACAAACTAACCACAGCCAGGAACTATAGACTCTGGGTGCATAGCGCATTGTCGTTAGTTTCTTTTTGTATAGTATTATTCCTGGATAGTTAAATGGTATAACAATCGGCTGATAACCGGTCATTCTGAGTTCAATTCTCGGTCCAGGAACCAATTTACATAGCGTTCGACTTCTGGGGAGGTCATCACCCTTTCAAGGTGACTAGGCGGGTTCGATCCCCGTACGCTATACCAGAGCAAATAGAGATCTTGTGGGTTCATCCATGTTCTCTCAATGTTTGTTAGTTTCAATGGGTGGTATAGAAACTAACACCAATTTGGGGGCAGTAGTGGGCTACGGTCTTCCCTTGCAAGGAAGATGTCTAGAAGGATTCGATTTCCTCGGCCTCCACCAAATTTGCGACAATGGTGGGTTAACCGGCCTTGCCGGGGCATTCTAGATTACCGCGAAGGTTCGAGTCCTTCGGTCGCAATTATTTTTATCTCTGCGTAATGTCAATCTGGTAGACGGCCTGATCTGGAGTCAGGAGGCTGTACGTTCGAATCGTACCGTGGAGACCAATTTTGCCCTTGTATCCTTAGTGGTAGAGGTCCTGTTTTGTAAGCAGGGTGTGGTGGTTCGATTCCATCCTGGGGCACCAAGTTTTGTAAGTGTCAGCAAGAGAATGTCACGCTATTGTAGGTAAGTTCGAACTACCTTAATAGTAAAAGGGGACGGGTTCAACTCCCGGGGGATCGGAAGATCCCTGCAGATTGGTTGCTAACTGGACTAGTATCCCAAGTGACGTACCGAGTCCCAGCCGGCTTTATATACATGGGTGAATGGTTGCTATAACGATGGGGCAACTACTTACAAATTCAATCTGTTGGCCTATGGTGT